TAGCGACATCTCCAGCCTCCAGGCCGTTGACGTTACTCTTGGTAGCGACGTTTCCAGCCTTCAGGCAGTTGACGTTACTCACGACAGCGACATCTCCAGCCTCAAGGCCATTGACGTTACGCAGGACAGCGACATCTCCAGCCTCAAGGCCATTGATGTTACGCAGGACAGCGACATCTCCAGTCTTGCGGCCGATATCACCACGAACGACGTTCAGGTGAAAAGCACGGAGCTAGCCAGTGGCGACACGAGCAAGACCGTTACCTTCACTTCTGAGTTTCCATCTACTCCCTCGGTTGTCGGTACTCTTATCTCGACCTCCGCCGCTGACCCCATTATCGGGCTCCAAATGTCGGCTATCTCCACCACTGCAGTTACGTTCCAATTCTCCGACGAGATTCCGAGCGAAGACTACTCGCTGGAAATATTGGCCTCGGTTTAATTTTTAATCCTTAACTATCACACTGGGCGGCCCTTACTGGGGCCGCCTTTTGTGTATATAGATTTATGGAAGATTTATTTCATCTTTTTAATGAAAGAGAATCTCATCCTTTGGGGCACGTCATTTCAGGTCAATCTCCCCCTCCTTCCGAATCTTCTCTTGATACTTCTTATTCGGAAGAGGAATATGCACGCCTCCTTGAGCGTCGTTTTACCAAATTAAAGCATAAAGCAATCTATTTAAACATGGAGTGCGATGAAATTTCCTCGACCTTCAAGGTGGCGAAGTCTAATTTTATCTCTCAAATGTTTAGTTTTTGTCATTCTCGTGGGGTGCGGGCGCCATTTGAATCCGTAAGCGCTCCTCCTGGCGCTCAACCTAGTTGTGAAGCTACCCCAGAAACAAAAGAGTTGTATCGCGAAATAGTGCTATGTACTCATCCAGATCGGTTACAGGGTTTGAGTGAGTCTGAAATTGAAGAAAGGGTATCTCTTTATCAGGAGGCGTCAGCGGGCAAGTCCTCAGGAGACCTCTCTAAGGTTCTAAATGTGGCTCTTCAGTTGGATATAGATATTAAAAATTTAAGCCCAGGGTATTTGGACGATATGGAAACCGCAGTACTTTCACTAGAGAAAAAAATTCAGAAGATAAGGGGTGATATAATGTGGAAATGGTACTTTTCCACTCCCGAAAACCAGGAATCGATCTTTTCTCAGCTTACTAAAAACTGTCCTCCCCGGGAAGAATGAGTGTACTTATTAGTAATGGGGCCTATACTAAATACCGTAATTGGCGCCGGCATTAAACTCGGCTGCAACTTAATTAACTCTTGGTTGGAGCAAAAGCGCCAAGACCAACTAATGCTAGCTGCTCGAGACAAGGATATGCTGGATGCCCTCATTAAAAACCAATCCGAACAGGCCAAAGATCCCTTCGTCAAGGTAACACGGCGCATCTTATTCATGACCATTACATTTACTATGTGTTACATGATGATCTATTATGCGCACAACCCCGAAATCACCTACGATATCATCGTTCCTAAGGGAGAGGGGGCCAAATGGGGCTTCTTTAGTTGGGTGTTTGGGGGAGAGGACTGGAAGGTTGTAAGGTTAACCGGGGGTTTGTTACTGGCCTCCTTCATGGATTTATGCTTTATGGTGGTAGGATTTTACGCCATTCCAAGCAAAAGACGTTAATGCTCTTGACTTTTAGTCCTGTGCATGTTACTATGTAGCATTGACTTATACCGAAAAGAAAAAAGTTATCGAGCGGTTGACGATTGTCCCCAAAACTCAAAAGCGTAACTTCTGGGGGCGCGAGATGGCGTCTCTAAAGGCTCTGCTTTGCGAATATCCCGAAAAAGACTTTTGGCTTGGAGTAGATTTCCCTCAGAAACTAAATTCCTTAGTTGTACTACGCTCTGGATACTACCATTCGGAGCTCCAAAAAAAGTATAATAGATTTAAATATGAGATACCGTTGCCAACGAAGCTGAAACTGAAACCCAAAAGCGATAACGACTACAACCCCCCCAACAAAAACAAAACCTTGCGAGACTTTTTATCATGACTACTACTTCAGAAACGGGAGCCCAGGAGGCCCTAAAAGCCTTCTTGCTACAAAATAAGGAGCATCACTATAACTTTGAAGAAGAAATTGATTATAGGGTATCCAGTGGCAGTTTAAAGGTGGACTTCGAGCTTAATGGAGGATTTTGCCCTGGGCTCCATCGCTTTATCGGGATGAATGAGGGCGGAAAAACATCGGAGGGCCTCGAAGTTATGAAGAATTTCCTCAAAATGCCGAACTCAAAAGGGGTGTACATAAAAGCAGAAGGTCGCCTATCTCCGGAAATGAGGGAGCGATCAGGTGTGTCTTTTGTATCATCGGAGGACGAATGGAACGAGGGTACTTGCTTTGTTTTTGATTGTAACATTTACGAGACAGTACTTGACTTAATGAGAGTTCTCGTGGTGCGTAATCCAGGCGCCACAAAGTATTGCTTTTTACTAGATTCCCTCGATGGACTCATCATGAAAGATGACTTAAAAAAGGGATTTGAGGATGCGCACAAAGTAGCGGGAGGTGCTCTTCTTGGGGCAAAGTTTATGCAAAAAATGAGCATAGCCCTAGCAAAGCGTGGCCATATGGCAATCTTTATTTCTCAGGTAAGGGCTGACATTAAGCTAGACCCTTACAGTAAGGCTCCCATCAGGCAAACAACAGCGACGGGCGGCAATGCCCTACTTCATTTTGCTAATTATATTCTGGAATTTGAGCCTCGCTTCAAAAGAGATTTAATTTTAGAAAATCCTACTCAGCCAATCGACCAACAAAAGAATAAGATTCTAGGTCATATAGTAAAAGCTACTGTAAAAAAATCTCCAAATGAAAAAACTAATTACACACTGGAGTACCCGATAAAGTATGGCCGCAAGAACGGAACCTCTATCTGGATAGAGAAAGAGCTTATCGACATGCTTTTCTTATGGGGTTATATAAATAAAAAAGGAGCATGGATAACTTGCGAAAAGGATTTCCTAGATATCCTCAAGGGCGCCGGGCATGAAGTTCCAGAAAAAATTCATGGAGACTCTAAATTCAACGAGTTACTCGAAGGAAATTCTGCATTAACTGAATTTCTTATTGATCATTTTAAGGCTATTATTTGCGAACAGTCTATTTAGAATGGTCTTTACAACTTTAATTGGGTCCCGCAAAAGAGTTTCAAAGGCGCGTCGATACCTTATTGATTGGAATGCTGAAAGCCGCAGCAAGCTCCAGTTTCGCGCAAAAGAATACCTAAAGCCATTTTGGTCTCAAGATATAGTGTTTGAAGAGTTTCCTGTGGCTGGAACAAAAATGACCCTCGATTTCTATAATGCCTCAAAAAAAGTGGCCGTAGAAGTACAGGGGGCGCAACACCTAAAATACACCCCACATTTTCATGGATCCTCAAAGTCTACTTTTCTGAGCCAAATGCGTAGAGATAATGATAAGTCAAAATTTTGTAAATTAAATTCCATTACATTGGTGGAGGTTTATCCTGACGACAAATTATCCCAGGAGCTCTTCAAAAGTTTTGGGGTTATCCTATAATCAAGTGTACATATTACTGTGAGTGACGATATTGATCCCGAAAACCTTTCTCCCTTCATGGTTCCCGATCCCTTGCTCGACCAACTCTTTGAGTTTAGCGGTGAGGCCGACCATACAAAAGGATTTATCTTAGCATTTGTAACCCAAGAGGGGAAAGCCCTCGTCTACACTAAAACTCAAAATCAAATAGTTGAAATGGGGTTGCGGAAAGCATTAGAAAAATACCTAATTGGAGTAGAAGAATCCGAAGGCATGCTTAACATGGATAACGAAGACCCTGAAATAGGTCTTGACTAATCCCTCCAGTTATAGTACTATAGAGCATGGTTTTTTCCCATGAAGTCGAGCAGCAGTTTCTCGCTGGGCTCTTAAATTATCCAGAGAAATACGTTGAAGTTGCCACCTTTATCGAGCCAGGAGACTTCTCCTCTCATGTCAATTCCGTGATCTTTACGTTTCTTCAGGCTGAATATGAGCAAGGAAACTTTATTGATGACATCATTCTTGCGGAGCGCATAAAACTTTCGGGAATATCTTTCGAAGACAACTTAAATATTAGCGATTACACTTCCTCCCTAAAGCTCAGGAAGAGTTCCGCCAACAGAATGATTGAGGCGGCCCGTGAGTTAAAAAAGCTTTCGGTACGCAATGCCATCTCGGAAACTGGCCTAAAACTCTCAAAGGCCATGAAAAACTTCGATGTGTCCAAGAATTTGCCCGAGATTATAGAGGCCGCTGACGAGATTTACAATTCTCATGTAGATCTTTATGACACTGGACAGCATGGCCCTTTAAATATCTTCGATGACATGGAGGAAAACATAGAGGAGCGCGGGAACAATCCCTTGAAAAGTTTTGGCCCCCCAGGCCCCCATGCACGACTCCATGAGCTTTACGGCTCTCTCTTGAGGCCCGGAAACATAACCACTTTTGTGGCTCGTACGGGGGCTGGCAAGACGCAGTTTGTTGTGGATTATTGTATGAAAGTTTCCATGATGGAAGGAATGCCGGTGCTGCATTTAGACAATGGCGAAATGAGTAAGGGGGAAATTCAGCGGCGCATGTGTGCCTCGCTCTCCGGAGTGCCCCTCTCCCACCTAGAACATGGGACTTGGCGTTGCGCTGGCCCCGAAATTGAAAATAAGGTGCGTCAAGTATGGAAAAAAATTAAATCTTATCAATTTTTCTATGAAAATGTGGGTGGGATGACAGTGGATTCAATGATTCAATTAGTTAAACATTTTTATTTTTCCAGGATCAAGCGAGGTAACCCAATGATCCTAAGCTTTGATTATATAAAAACTACGTCAGAATCTTCCAAGAACAAATCAGAATGGCAAGTAGTGGGGGAGATGGTGGACAAATTCAAGCGCCTTATACAGAGAGATATCACCTTAGACGGAAAACCTTCCATTGCTATGATGACTAGCGTTCAAAGCAATAGGCAGGGTATTACTACAAATCGAAATGCCGACAATATCGTAGAGGACGAGAGCATTGTTTCTCTTTCAGATCGTATCACTCAGTTCAGCTCACATCTTTTTGCGCTCCGACAAAAAACCCTAGATGAACTAGCAGAGTGCGATCAGTTCGGAACCCATAGGCTTACTTGCTTTAAGTACCGACACCTTGGACACAATGTACATAGAGCCATCCAGCCTGTCCGTATGCCAAACGGCGACCTTAAGCGCAACTATTTAAATTTTGATTTTAATAATTTTAATATCAATGAGGTGGGAGACCTACAGGATATGGTTAATGCTCAAGTCGATGTTGAGGTTGCCGCTAATTCAATAATTGATTCCTCTATAGATATATGACGGTTCAAAAAATCAAATCAGTACTAGAGGAGCTTGGATACAAGCTTAGCGACTCCGGCAGTCATTGGAGAACAAGCGCCCTTTATAGGGGCGGAAGTAATCCAACTGCCCTTAAAATATACAAGGATTCGGGGGTATGGGTAGATTATGTTGAAGAAAGTAAGTTCCTACCCCTTAAGTCGCTTGTGTCGGCTACCCTGCAAACAAACGATTCAGAAGTTATAAAAAGGGTTTTGGGAGCTAATTCAGACATTCAAGCCCTTCCTCAATCTCCCCCTCCTTCTCCTCGTTTGGATATCGAAAAAACATACCCTGATTCTATTTTGGATAAATTATTACCTCATTACAAATTTTATAATGACAAAGGAATTTCAAGTTCAACGCTAAAGTTTTTTAAGGGGGGCTTGGCTACAGAAGGGTCATTGTACCAGCGCTTTGTGTTTCCCATTTATAATCAAGACCTTAAGATTCATGGGTTTAGCGGCAGAGATATGTCTGGGCGCTCAAACTCTAAACGCCCCAAATGGAAGCATGTAGGAAAAAAATCAAAGTGGATTTATCCTTTTTATGTTCCTTTTGGGGGGAAAATTCATCCCATTCAAGACGCGATTCTTTCCAAGGGAGAGATTATCTTAGTTGAAAGCATTGGAGATTTACTTAATTGCCACGAACATGGATATAAAAATGTACTACCTATATTCGGAACGTCCCTCTCCTCTGCCTTAATATGCTTCTTAGTATCATTGGGGTTAAAGAAGATTATTATTTCTCTCAATAACGACAAGGACTCCTCCATTAACAGGGGAGAGGTTGGGGCGCTTAAGATTTACTTAAAGTTACTTGGTTTCTTTGACAAAGGATCCCTACTGGTTCACTTGCCCCCAAAGAACGACTTCGGGGATATGAATGCGGAAGATTTTTCCTTATGGAAGAGTGAAATGGACGCCAGAGCAGATTCTCCTGACGACGAAAAGTTGCATTCTCGGATTAAAGATTTAATAAAGAGCGGCCACATATCTCGCTCCTTGTACAAGAAAAAATATTTTTAACATTTTATTCTATAAAAAAAATTTCGACGCAAACCAGCCTACAGTGGACTATATATGAACTCAAAGACGCCAACACCCCTATCCGCCAGCCGGATAAAAACGGCGCAAGAATGCTCTTGGAGCTATTGGTCGCGCTATCACTTAAAAATTCCAGACGCAGGAAACGATGGTTCTAAGCGTGGCTGGATCTGTCATTTGATATTTGAACTCCTAGGGAATCCTCGCCACAAACCCCTTTACGATGAAGCCATCTTAAAAGACTCTCTTTTTTTATGCGAGCCCTTGCGGCGCTTAGTAGGATATCACGCTAGACGTCTTGGGGTCAATGATGCGGACAACCTAGAGTTAATAAACAATATGACTTTGGCGGGGCTTCATTTTGATTTCTTTGGTGACGCCCGGGGGAAGCCAGATGAGTCTATATCAGAGCAAGATTTTGATATTACCGTTGAAGAGGGAGAAAAATTATATCGCCTTCGGGGTTTTATCGACAAGCTTTTCTTATATAAAGACAAAAGCCTGGCAGTAATTCGCGATTTCAAGAGTAGTAAATCAGTATTCAAAGGAAAAGATGTTACTGATAACCTTCAGGATTTGATATATACTCTAGCGGTAAAAAAGCTCTTTCCTCACTTCAAGAAGCGCCAGGTTGAATTTTTATTTTTAAAATTTGATCTTAATTCCACTGGAAACATAAGGATGGAGGACATCTCTACTGAGGAGCTTGAAGGGCTTGAGTTGCATCTCACTCAAATTAGCGAATTTTTAACTAATTTTGATGAATATGATGCTGTTAGTAATTTTGCATCAACTCAGTACCAGAGCAATAGAGGGTATCCTCCGGACGGATCTTTTGGAGGCATCCTTAAATGCGGGAAGGATGGCTACAAGATCTACCGAGGAAAACCTTTGCTTGACAAGGATGGCAATAAAGTTGTTGCATATATATGCCCTTACAGAAAGCCCATGGATTATTATGTAAGAAAAGATAAAGACGGAAAGGTACTGGGGTCATTTCTTGACGAAGCGTCCGGCCTTTTGTCCGTTAATGAAGAGGCTGGGGAAACATTGGAACTTTCTCATTACGACGGTTGCCCTTATTGGTATTCCGAAAAGGAAAAGACTCCCGACATTTTTTAAATTGAAGTGTACATTCCTTTGAATGTCACTAATCATATTTAAGTCGCCGGTATGTTTGCAGTAATCATCATCTTTATTTCGGCCATTGCTATCTCCTTGACTGCTGCCTATTTCAGCATAATAGGTCTCGCCACTATGTTTCCTGGTTCTACCGAAGCCATTGTCGTAATGGGCAGTGTGTTGGAAGTGGGGAAATTAGTTGCAGCTGTCTGGCTTCATAAGAATTGGGATACTGCATTTAAGTTTATTAGGGCCTATCTTTTGGTGGCGGTGTTAATATTGTGCGGCATCACTAGTATGGGCATCTTTGGGTTTCTTTCGCGTTCTCACGTTGAGCATGGAGCTTCAATAGAAAAGGAGCAGGCCATGATAGCTCAATTGGATGGTCAAATATCGCGCCACAAGGACTTTATATCTCGCAAAACCGAAGCCATACAAAACCTGGATGGCCAACAAAATAACTCTACAGACAATAAAGACGAAACAATAGAGCGCCTCGAAGATAGAATAACCAAAATAAAAGAAGAGCTAGAATCCAATATACAAATAGAAGAAAATTTACTAACAAAATATGAAGCTCGCAAAAAGGAGCTTGACGACGAGCTCGCCTCTTCAAAACCTACGGGTATTTTTGCTAGTTCAAAAAAGCACAACGACTTAATCAAGGGTCAGAAAAAAGAGCGCGATAGCTTATTGTCTCGAAAGCTATCCTCAGAGGAAAAAATTCAATCCCTTCGGGATACTGCTGCTGCACAGATCAATGAAACTCGCTCCCAAATTGATGCTGCAAGTGCAGGCAAAGAGGAGGTTGGAGTTTTTGACGACAAAATAAATTCTTACCGCCTTGAAATCGAGTCTACCCACGATAAAATCTCCCTCCTTGAGGAGGAAAAATTTAAGTATGGGGAGGCACTGAGGCTGTTAGAGGTGGAAATTGGGCCTATTATGTATGTGGCGAACGCCATTCGGGATTGGGGTGGATTTGATGTGCAGGTCGCGGAGGCCATCCGAATAGTCATCATTACTTTAATCTTTGTTTTTGATCCACTGGCGATTCTTCTATTGATAGCCGCTACAATGAGCTACTCCCAAATCAAAGAGGAAGATTTGCCTCCCGAAATACGGGATATCCGAAATAAATTACTTGAAGAAATGGAAGAATACCTTGAAGAGGGCGGAATTGCAGAGCATTTTATAGAAAGATGCAAAAAATGACTTGACGAAAAGCCTTTTTTCTGATAAGGTGATGGAGTGACGATTCCTTTATTCAAGAGCCATTACTCCATAGGAAGATCTATCCTTACCCTCAACCCTCCATCTTCGAATAGTTCCCCAGAAGGCCCAGTTTCTATTTTCGATATTGCGGAGGATCATGGGTTATCCAAGGTGGTGGTAGTCGAAGATAGCTTTATGGGTTTTCTCGAGGGTCGAAAAAATGCCTCAGAAGCAGGTATTCATTTTATTTTTGGTCTCCGTTTTGATGTTTGTCAAAATGTTGATGCGGGGCCTGACTCCATCAATGAATGTAGTCATAAAATTATAGTTTTTCCCAAAAATTCTAACGGATGCATAGACTTGAATGCAATTTATACCGCTGCTCATACAAAGCATTCGGGACGCTTAGATTTGCGCCTACTCTCCGAGTTATGGAACGAAGACAATCTTCGCCTCGCCATACCTTTTTATGACTCTTTTATTTTTAAAAATCTTACTAGCTTTAATGCTTGCGTTCCAAACTTTTCTTTTACTAATCCAACCTTTTTTATCGAGGATAACGGCTTACCAGTAGACGGGATGGTTAGGGGCGCCGTTGAGTTATATTGTTCGTCAAACGATTTCAAATTAGAACAAACTCAATCAATTTATTACAAGAATAAAGCTGACTTTGATGCATATTTAGCCTACAAACTCATATGTGGGCGCAACACCTTTTCTAATCGTTCCTCATCTCTAGAGAAGCCAAACCTTGACCATATGGGGAGCAACCAGTTTTGCTGGGAAAGTTATTTAGATAAATATGAGAGCGCTTAAATATTCCGACGTTAGCTTGCTACCCAGTTATAGCGAATGTACAAGTCGCTCCATGTGCTCTACTGAAACCATTCTTCCAGACAACAAGGAGGCCATTGAGTCTAGCAACGCCATGACATTTAAGCTTCCAGTCATGCCTTCTAATATGAAGGCGGTGGTCGACGAACGTCAGTGCAAATGGCTAAGTGAGAACGGGTATCTATACTCCATGCATCGATTTGACATTGATATCCAGAATTTTATTGAAAATGCCAATCGCGAAAGTTGGCGCGTTGTTTCCGTCAGTCTAGGCGTAAAACCTCAAGACCGAGAAGTTGTAGAAAATATTAGGGCGTCTGGCGCTCGCGTGGATATCATTACAATTGACATTGCACATGGACATTGCAGTTTAATGCGCGACATGCTTGCTTTCGTGCGTAAAAATTTGGGGGACGAGGTTTGTATTATTGCCGGCAATGTTGCCACTCCCCCAGCGGTTGTCTCCCTTAGAAGCTGGGGGGCTGATTATGTCAAAGTGGGCATAGGCCAAGGGAGTCCTTGCACCACTAAAGACAAGACGGGTTTCACCTACCCTATGTTCAGTTGCGTTCAAGAATGCTCCAAATGTTATGAAGCCCTAGAAGAGTTTAACTCGGGAAGTAGAATTCCAATTATCGCAGATGGGGGAATCAGGTGCAACGGAGACATTGCGAAGGCCTTGGTTGCGGGTGCTGATCTCGTAATGGCGGGGGGCCTTTTCGCTTGCTGCTCCGATAGTCCTTCGGCCTCTATAGAAATCGATGGAGTCATGCATAAAGCATACTACGGATCAGCCAGTTTTGAAAATAAAAAAACGCGAACCCATATAGAGGGCACCCTCAAGAACGTTCCTTCTTGCGGCCTCACCCTTGAAATGAAGTTGTTAGAGATAGAGGAAGACCTTAAGAGTGCCATTAGCTATGCGGGAGGGTCAGATCTTTCTGCCTTTCGTCACGTCCATCATATCAAGGTGTGAACAAAAAACAATTACAAAAAATTAAGAAGATAATAAATTATGATGCTTCCAATCCGGAACATAAAAGGCTTCTGCGTAGACTAAAAAAAGAATACTTAGCTCTCCCATCAGGAAAAAAAGTTAATCTAATTGAAGACCTAAAAAAAACATTTGGAATAGAATGAACGAAGAATTGCTTAGATTTAATAAGAAACAAAAATACATGGTATTTGATTTCGAGACGTGCAATTTAAATTTAGCGTCCAAAGATAACAAACCATGGCAGTTAGCTTTCTCAATCTACCAAGGCGGTAAGTTACTGGAATCCCAAGACTACTATATTTTCTGGGAAGACCTAAATCTCTCTGACGGCGCCCGCAGAGTTACCGGATTTTCGGACTCTAAGTATAAAAAAAGAGCGCTTCCCGCAAAAAAAGTTCTTGACCATTTTGAAAAATATTTATATAATAAAAAGTATATTAAACTAGGGCATAATATTTTAGGGTTTGATATTTATATACATAATATTTTCAGGAGGCTTTTGGGGCGCTCTACCGACTACTCTTACTTAAGTGAATGCCTCGACACTCTATGTTTGGCCAAGGCAATAGAAAAAGATATAAAAATAAATGATGGCGACGACTTACTCCCATGGCAATTCAAATTAAATTCCTTCAGGGAAAGAGGGATGCGCTTAAGTCTTGGGGCTTGCTGCAAGAAATACGAGGTTGACCTTGATTCCTCCAAACTACATGACGCACTATATGATATCCAGAAAAATTATGAAATTTTCGAAAAAATGCTATGGAAGATAGAACTATAAAATTAAAGGGCGGAAAAACCTCTTCGGATGCGCTTGATATCTATCAGGCCGGAATCTCCGATTTGCGGTCAGAGACATTAGATATTGCCTCTAGTGTTTTATCTCAGCCCCCGTCTTATTGGAACTCCAATCCTGAGATGACTTCGGGCCTACTACGTAAGCTTGACAAAATTAAGCTGAACGAAATTGCCCTAGATACATACAAGGACATTCATTGCAGTGCAATCGATTGATTTTATAGAGGATTTCAAGGAATACACCGACTGTATTCCCCCGGGAGTTCGACTGCCCCGCATAACGATTGATCCATCGCAATATAAAGCTCTAGGCATCCCCAACACTAGCTCCAACTATGATTTCTTAAGGCATTTGTGCCTAAAAGGGGTTAAAGACAAGGGAATTGACAAAGATGATCAGAAGACTAAATACTATGAAAGAGTCAAGAGCGAGCTCGACACTCTTCGGGACTTGGGGTTTGTGGATTATATTTTACTCAATTGGGATGTTCTTGATTTTTGTCACTCTAACGGTATTCCTACTGGTCCTGGGCGCGGTTCGGCTGCTGGCTCTTTGGTTCTTTACCTTATCGGGGTTACGCAGATAGACCCTATTAAGCACGATCTGTTTTTTGAGAGATTTGTAAGTCAAAGTCGTGCTCGAAAAATCGAGGATGCCGGTGTAACATATTTGGATGGAAGTTTATTGGCTGATGTGGACAATGACATCTGCTATGCGCATCGACATAAGGTTACTGAATATATTGACAAAAAATATCCAGGTCGTACAGCTAAAATTCTTACCCTAAACACATTAAGCAGCAAGCTTTGCATTAGAGAATGCGGGAAAATCGTCGGCAGCCTTTCCGAGGCTGCGGTTAATGTTGTTACTGCGTTAATTCCTAAGACTTTCGGCAAGGTGGCTTCTATATCCAAGTCCATAGACCAAAGCGAAAAGTTCAAAGAATGGGCGACTGATAATTCTCGGGTAATAGAGATTTCAAAGAAAATAGAGGGGCTTAACAAAAACTCTGGAGTGCATCCTTCGGGAATTGCTATTTCTTATGCCTCCATTTCTTCGTTGTGCCCCCTACAGTTAACTAATGATGGGGCACTAGTTACGGCTTACGATATGAATTGGGTTTCAGAACTCATGGTTAAGTTTGATATTCTTGGGCTCAGAACCTTGACTGTCATTTACGATACTTGCCGTCGCCTCAAAATAGATCCTATAGATATAGATTTATCGTCTTCTGATCTTTATGCTCCGCTCTCCAATCTTGAGTGCGCCCACGGCCTTTTCCAAATAGAGGCCCATACCGACCTAAAGGTGTGTCGAAGTGTAAAGCCTAAGGATCTTGAGGAGCTTAGCGCCGTAATGGCTATTGCACGTCCTGGGGCGCTCGATTTCATGGAGGCTTATTCCACATATTGTGCGACCAATACATCTCAGAGCGTTCATACTTTTTTTGATGAAGTTCTGGGGTATACGGGAGGGATACCTTTATATCAAGAACAGTTAATGAAAATGGCTGTTGCCATTGGGTTCACCCTTGATGAAGCTGAACAATTGCGCCGCATCGTAGGGAAGAAGAAGGTGGACGACATTCCAATATGGAAAGAAAAGATCGAGGAAAAAATTGAAGAGCAGGGGCTTGATCCTGAAATTGGGGAGGTTCTTTGGAGCGTTGCCGAGGATAGCGCGAACTATTCGTTTAATAAATCTCACTCTATTTCTTATGCGACCTTAGCTGCCTGGACTACTTATCTCAAGTTCTCCTTTCCTCAAGATTTCTTTTTGTCGTTGCTCCGCATGACGCAGTTTGAGCCCAGCCCTCAAACCGAAGTCTCTAAAATTAGCCAAGAACTTCCACATTTCGACATAAGGCTCTTGCCGCCTAATTTAATTAAATCTAAAATGGATTTCTCTTTAGAGGGCCCCAATATACGATATGGCTTGAGCAGTATCAAAGGCATTAGTCAAAAATCCTTGTCTGCCCTACGTCGTTTTCGCAATGAAGACAACTCCAATAAATTTGACTTGTTTTTAGCTGCGAAAGATGCCGGTCTAAATATTGGGGTTCTTTCTGCCCTTATTCAGGCCGGGGCCCTTAGTGATGCTTCGTCTGAAAATAGATGCAAGCTAGTTCTTGAGGCTCAATCATTCAACATTCTTACTGAGCGTGAAAAACGAAACTTTATAGCCTTTACCTCGCAAGAGGATTGCTCATTATTTCAGGCCATCAAACTAATTAAGGGTTCTGACTTTTCTCTTATTGGGGACGATGGAAAGCCATTAATGAAAGAGTCTAGGTATAATACTTTTAAAAAGAAATACGAAGGCTACAAGCAAATTTACCTTAAAAATGCACAGTGGCCGTCTTTCGCGAATTGGTATTTTGAAAAACAGTTGCTCGGCTTTAGCTATTCCCAAGAACTATCTAAAATTTTCCACCATCCAACGCATCCTCCCCATAACTCTCTTCACTTCAAGTCCTTGGATCCGCGTCAGTCAGCTAAATATATTTTCTCAGTCTCTGAATATTCTAAGGAAGTTTCTCGTAATGGAAATTCTTATATGAGGCTTTCCCTTGAGGATGAGTTCGGGACAGTGTCTGCTATTTTATGCGACAGGGCTAACGATAAAAAATGTACCAACTACCTAGATATTCACAAAGCTCCCAAGGAGGGCAATATAGTTACGATCACAGGAACAAAAAGCGGTGATGGAGATTCTATCTTTGTGGACAACCTTAATGTAGTTGATGATAGGATTTTCATGAAGCTTCGCGACGTAAGCTCTTGAGTGTAATATTATGGGTATGTCCATTACTCCTAACTTTACGCCTAAATCTCAGCAACTTATCTTAGAATCTAAGTTGTGGGCCAGAGAACTTAATCATCCTACGGTAACTTCATCTCATTTATTGGTGGTGTTATTGCGCCACGGGGGGTCTTTTGTTCATGAGTTTTTGGATAGGTTTGGGCTTCAAATAGAGGATTTTATTGATTTCGTAATCATTGCGGATTCCCTTGATGAGACGCCAGGCGATAATCCATCCGGAGGGAGCCGGTATAATTCCTCATTTAAATCCACCCTAAGCAAAGCTTGTGAGTTTGCCAATACCTTAGGTCATGCTCACATAGGAGTAGAGCATATTTTTTTTGCATTACTAAATGTCCCAGACGGGACTGCGGCACAATTTTTATACTCGCATCGACTTAGTCCTTCTGGCGTTCTGGAGGCTTTCATTATTTTGTTGAGAAATCAAGATTCCCTTTTTCGCTCTCGTCGAACGGTTGCTGATGACGCTATGGTTTACGAGAAGCCTTCATCTGCATCTCCCCCTCCAAAGGCCTTGTCTTCTTTTGCTGTAAATCTAAGCTCCTTGGCTCGTTCAGGGTCCCTTCCAAACGTTATAGGGAAGGATTCTGAAAGCTCTCGTATTTGGGAGATTTTAGGTAGAAAGACCAAGAACAACCCCTTAATACTTGGGGATCCGGGGATTGGTAAAACTGCGGTCGTAGAAGGTATTGCGCAAAGGATTGTCAACGGGAGCGCCCCCGCCTTTCTCAATGGAATGGATATTTATGCCGTAGATCTTGCGTCCATGATTGCCGGCACTAAATATAGAGGTCAGTTTGAGGCTCGACTCAAGTCTCTCGTGAAAGAATGCTCCGATAACAAGCGGATAATTTTATTTATAGATGAAATACACACTCTCGTCGGGGCCGGGAGCGCCGAGGGAACTATGGATGCGGCGAATATCCTAAAGCCAGCGCTGGCTCGCGGTGAATTAAAACTAATTGGAGCAACCACCTTTTCCGAATACAAAAAAAGCATCGAAAAAGATATTGCTTTAGCGCGCCGCTTTGAGGTCTTAACTCTGGAAGAGCCTTCAGCGGAGGAAACTTTACAAATCCTAAAGGGGCTAAAAAAATCTTACGAGTCTTTCCACGGCGTAAAATATTCACTCCCTTTATTGCGGAAAATAATCTCTTTTGCGGATATATACTTGCCTAGCAAAAATTTCCCAGACAAAGCGATTGATATTTTAGATGAAGCTGGTGCGAAGGTAAAAATAAAAAACCTTACTCCCCCTCCCGCAGTGGTAGAGATAGAGACTAAGCTTTACAAGCTTATGGACTCCGACAACCCTTCTCCCGAGCAGGAGATTTCCCTTATGTCTGAGTATGACCGCTTAATGCATGAGTGGTCTTCCCAGAACATAGTAAAAGTGACCGAGGATGATATTGTCGATATCATCTCGTCTAAATCAAAGATTCCAAGAGAAAATCTAATTCACGAAAAAGATAAAAAATCCCTTTTATTACTACGACGACTTCGGCGCTTTATAATAAACCAGGAAGATGCAGTTGCTTCAATACATAAGTGTATTCTTCGTGCAAAAATAGGGTTAAAGTCTCCCGAAAAACCAATTGGGTCATTTCTACTTTTAGGATCCACCGGAGTGGGAAAGACATGGACGGCAAAACAATTGGCGCTACATTATTTTGGTAGTGAAAAAAATCTATTACGCCTAGATATGTCGGAGTATTCCGAAAAGATTTCGTCATCAAAGCTCGTTGGGGCCGCCCCAGGCTACGTGGGGTACGAAGAGGGCGGCATTCTTATCGAGAGCCTAAAGAAAAAGCCTCACAGCGTTTTGCTTTTTGATGAGATCGAGAAATCCCACCCTGAGGTACAGCAATTATTGCTTCAAATTCTAGAAGAGGGCGAACTTGAAGATAAAAGCGGGCAAAAGGCATACTTTAAGGACTGCATTATTATATTAACTAGTAATATTGGGTCAGATATCTCCACTAAAGGATCCCTTGGTTTTTCTCAATCTTCCGATTTGAATTCATCCAAGATAAAAGACTTGGCCAAAAAGACCCTTAGCCCCGAACTAGTTAATCGACTAGACGATATAATAGTATTCAATCATTTAGAAAAAAAAGACCTTGTTTCAATATTTAATTATAATATAAAAGAATTATCAAAAAAATTGCGCAAAAAAAAGATTTACATAAAAGTTTCCGAAGATGCCCGAGAATTTATTTGTTCGGAAGCAGCCGACGAAAAGATGGGTGCCCGACCCCTAAGGCGACTCATTCAAGCCAAGATAGAGGATCAAATAGTAAATTATTATTTTAAAAAAGATCAAAAAGGACAGTCCAATTTTCAATTTTTTGTAAAAGATCGAGATATTTCCTTTAAAGTAAATTAAAATTTAAAGTCTGCCATACACCGAAACAAGTGTATTCTAATATAAGATGGCAGACAAAAAGATTTCCCAATTTGATACTTTTGACGGCGCACAGGGGCCCACGGTTTATTTTGTTATAGCTAGCGGGGATTCTTCCGATCCTCTAGCTAAAAACTACAAAGTCCCCTTTACGAGCCTTACCTCGGATATCCTTAAGGCTGGTTCCTTCTGGAAGTCCGGTTCCGATTATATTTATACCCTTACCGGTAAAGTTGGCCTTGGAGCGAATAATCCGGCCTACCAATTACATGCATCGGGCACCGGCCTTTTCTCACATGACTTGATTGCTAGTGGCCTTATCAGTGGGGTTAGCGGAGAATATGGGGTGATAACCGGAACTACCGGGCATTTCCCTCATTTCAGTGGGCATACCGTGGAAGTATCCGGAGGCTACGCCAAGTTCCATGACAACGTCTATGTATCTGGCGATATGTATATTACTGGGGACTTGCACGTTAATCCCAATACCATTTATTTGGGTGACGCGGGTATTTCCGGTTCCAATGGCGTAGTCCATATGGGGAGCGGTGCTTTCGCTGAGGTCTTGACTATTAGCGGCGTTCCGGTTTCTACTGGGGATGGGGGCGGTGCCGGGAAATGGGAAGATGGCGCGACTGTTGGAGAGATTTATTATGACGCCGGAAAGGTTGGGGTTGGGACGAACGACCCTCACAGCTCACTTGAAGTGTCTGCCAATGATACAGAAACCGATTGGGCCAATTTTGATACCGATGGATCCATTCGCGTTAAGAATACATCGAACAATCCTGGTACTTTTTCCGCCCTCCATTTGCATGGCGGTAGCCGGAATAATGCTAGCGTTATAGGCGTTACGGTGGACCGCGCCGCTGGGGCGCCCGAAGGAGCCCTGGCTTTGTGCACTGTGGGAAAAGATACCGCTGGTACTCCTGACCATCATTGGCCTCGTATTATAATTACGGGAGATCAGGGAGATGTTGGCATTGGTACTTTTAAGGGGTTTTCAGCTGCTGAAACCCATCCTCCGCGAGACAAACTTGAGGTAGGTGGGGCTACTAATGGCGCGGGTATATGTTTTGATAACGGCGTAGATACGGATGCTCGGTTATGGAACTACAGGCAGGGAAAACTAAAGCTGTACACGAATAATGACCCACTCAAAGGACTGACCATTGACATAAATGGCAAAGTCGGCATCGGGACCGATACCAACCACCTGACGCTCAACCTTAAAGGCGGTAATGCCGGGATCTCATACTTTGATACTTCGAATCCCACTCCAAGGACTTGGGCAACTTTCGCAAATGATAATGTGCTAAAATTCAGCCCGCATCCCGATAGTGCTGCCGGGAGCGCGAATGACATGTCGAGCTACGTCCACATCAACGACGCCATCGCACATGCCGGGGGCAATACATCGGCTGGTCAAGCTTCTCTGATTATTGGTTGGGATACGCCCGTCGCCATCGGCGGCACCGACGGCGCCACTGTTCTGTCGACTTCTCGCCTTGCCGTGGTGAAGGGAGCAACTACTCCAGCCGCCGCCGAGTGTATTTTCTCCATACAGTCAAATGGAGAGGCCATGTTCCCCGCATATGTTGCCGGTGATGTTACTTTCAACGCCGATGGCGTACTTCAAAGCTCTTCCGATGTTCGCCTTAAAAATGATGCCGGCGCCGTTGAGTATGGGCTTAGTGATGTCCTGCAACTTGAGCCTCGTAAATTCAGGTGGAAGTCGGACCCAGAGGGAGATGTTCAGTTAGGATTCTACTCTCAAGAGGTTCACGAAGTCATTCCCGAGGCAGCCCCGCGCATTCCCGTCACGGGGGAGAACGGTGAAGAAGATTATTCATGGGGCCTCTATGACCGTGCGCTTATCGGCGCCTTAGTCAATTCCGTAAAAGAGCTAAAGCAGGAAAACGACGACTTAAAATCTCGCCTAGATGCCGCCGGGTTATAATCTAACGGGGCGCTGAGCCAATGGCCGACAACAAGAAAATCTCTGAACTTCAACGGGCCACCCCGGAGGGTATCTTTGATTTTATCATTGCTTCCGGCGATGACAACTACAAGGTAAACTATACCTCAGTTGCAGAGCATAGTTCAATAGGCACTAAAAGCGGGATTTTCACCAAGGACCTTACTATTAGCGGTAAGCCAGTATCCACCGGGAGCCACTGGTTAAGTTATAATAGCGCTGGAGTAGGCGTAAACAAAACAGTTCCAACCTATACCCTGGAGGTAGGGGGAGATCTAAATGTTTGGGGCAACATTTACACGGGTGGAAAATTATTTGACGTTGAGGCTGAAGCTCTAGCCATCAAGGGCAACCTAATAACCATCAATAGCGGAGAGCAGGGACAAGGAGTTTCGCGTACCATTGCCGGCCTTCTCATCGACAGGGGCACCTACCCTTCCGGTTCCTTCCTCTTCAATGAAGGATATGATGGTTTTAGTGCCAGCCATAATCTTATTGTTACCGGGGGCAGGCATTTAGGCATAGGCATCACCACTCCCTCGCATGCCCTGCACATGACCAGTGGGCAGCTTGTTGGCCTTACGGGTGCATTTTCCGATCAGCTAACCATAAGCGGAGAAAATGTTTCAACGGGAGTATCTCCCACGGACATCTCCGATCTATCTTCTCGACTTATTTCTACAGGTTCTAATCTTGATGCTTATATTGATTCCGTCAGCGAAAGCTTAGATTTGGTAAGCGGTAAGGTTGATACAGTAAGTGGTCATGTTGTCGGGATTCAGACTACTGGTCTTGCGCCAGAAACAGGCCACTTCAGTAAGGAGCTTACCATTAGCGGAGTCGCCGTTTCCACGGGGAAGGGAATTGACGAAAGGCTTGACGTTCTTAGCGGCCATCTCATTACTACAGGCGCCAATCTGTCTGGCAATATCAAATCATTAAGCGGCGATCTTATTGCTACCGGTACGCATTTGCATGACCATATCATCGAGGTAAGCGGCGATCTCATTACCACCGGCCAATTCCTCCAAAGCCAAATCAGTGTTAATGCAAATGGAATCGGCTCAATTGTAGGAAATCTAATTGCGACCGGAAGTCATCTTCATGACCATATCATTGAAGTAAGCGGCAATGTAGATACTGTAAGCGGTAGTGTCGTCGGCATCCAAACTACCGGCCTTACTCCCGAAACCGGACATTTTAGCAAATCCCTCACTATTAGCGGGGTATCCGTTGCCACGGGATCTCCGGGTACCGATCCCCGAGTAGATGTTCTTAGTGGGCATCTAATATCCACTGGCCAGGCATTGTTGGGGGATATAGGTGCGGTAGCGGCAGATTTAATTACTACAGGCGCAAATCTGTCCGGCAGAATCAATACCCTAAGCGGGGTAGTTGTGGCGAACTTCTATACTCTTAGCGGCAATCTCAACCAAACCGGGGCTCACTTGCATGAGCATATAGACACGGCGGTTGGCGACATAAATACCTTAAGCGGCAATTTAATCCAGACTGGCTCTCATTTACACGAGCACCTGGATGCGGTTAGCGGAAGCTTAAGCGTGGTAAGCGGGGGGCTCGATACATTAAGTGGTAATGTAATTCAGACTGGCTCCCATTTACACGAACATATAGATTCGGTCAGCGGAAGTTTAGATTTGGTAAGCGGAGACCTTGATACGGTCTCCTCGGTTCTCAATAGCACCAACCTTAGCTCTAATCCGGTACCAGAGCTCGTCTATTATAGCGGAGGCAAGCTTAATACATCAGAGAATTTAATATTCTCAGAGAATGGCCTAGGGATCAAGAGCGGGACCGAGCCATCCTTCGCCCCAGGCTATACTCTTCACGTTAACGGTAATGCTTATATTTCCGGCAATTTATATACCGGAGGGAAATTAGTTGATGTTACTGCGGAGCAGTTAACGGTAGAAGGGAATATCATAACCATTAATAGTGGGGAAGTAGGGGCTGGGGTAACTAAAACTATCGCCGGTATAGCGATAGATCGGGGAACCCTCCCATCTGGACTCTTTCTTTTTAACGAAACATACGATGGCTTTAGTGCTAGCCATAATCTTGTCGTCACCGGTGGTAGACACTTAGGTATAGGTACCACCACCCCGTCTTATGCCCTCCATATAGCGGAAGGAGAGCTGCATGCGCGTACCGGAACCTTTACCGACTCTCTCACTATTAGTGGAGAGACCGTTTCTACAGGAGTATCCTCTTCGGATATATCCGACCTGTCTACGCGCCTTATTTCTACGGGTGCGTCGCTTGATTCTTATATTGATGGCGTCAGCGGCAATCTCATACAGACGGGGGCTCATCTTCACGACCATATAGATACCCTAAGTGGCCAGGTCATTGGTTACATTAATACCTTAAGCGGAGACCTAATACAGACTGGCTCTCATCTACATGAACATATAGATATAGTCAGCGGTAACGTTGTCGGCATACAAACCACCGGCCTTTCTCCTCAAACGGGACACTTTAGCAAATCCCTAACTATAAGCGGGAATCCCGTGTCTACCGGCCTATCAGCCGAATGGCTTACCCACAACTTACAACCCAAATACAAGACATCCTATATCAGACCTGCTGATGTAGTGCTCGGAGATTACTTCGTACCCCAGGCCCCTAATACTTCGGGCCAATTGTCCATCAATAAAATAAGCGACTCTTCTGCCTCTATTCATTTGGCGGAAAAAAACAATCAGTTGAACGCCTTAACCTCGGCTGGGTGGACTGGCTACCTTTATTGGGGAACTGGAGACGGATCAATATGTAGTCTTACTGTTGGGCCAGGGGGTATGACTCCCTGGAACGGAAGATGGGACCTACAGCCCGCCTCCTATAACGGCCGTGCTCATTACAAGCAATATTCTTCGGACGATAGAAACCTTTGGTGGAATTTGAATGAGTCAAGATGGGTTATGACTGCCGCCCTAGGAGACCCTACTGCTTTTTATACACTTGGCGCCGAACCCTGGACTTCTCAATGGTTTAATGGGGCTGGAGCTTCAAGTCCCCTCACGGTATCTTCTTGTAGCTATACGGATATTTGGGACAACCATCTACAGCTCGAAGAGTACTCTAGCGATGGGGGTTCTAGCGTATTTTATGGTGTTCCCACGTCCCTGGCAGGATCAGATAATTATTATTTTAATGCTCGCTTTATTAGCGGGAACAGCTATGCTGCACCTACTCACAGTAAGTGGGTATTTGACTCCTCTCCGACTCTTGCCCAAGAGATGTCTGGGGTTGGCCCTAATATTCTTAGCTTTGAATCTGTGCGTGGAGGAAATCTTTCGGGGGTCGAGAGTGGTATATTTGACACTTCCTTAACTATAAGCGGAATAAGTGTTGTTACGGGTTATAAGCACACTTATCAAACCTCATCTTATTTTAATGCAAATTCTGACTTGGGAGACGTATCCTACCAGAGACAATCTGCATTGACGTCCCAAGGTCCTTCGGGAGGTATTTGCGTTCGTCGCGGAATTGGTGCTAACAGCTATAACGTTGTGGCTTATATTTCTCCCGCTACCGCTCTAGCCTATAGCGGGTGGACCCCTAAATTTATGTGGGGCACATGGAACGGTAGGACAGCTTTTGATTTTTGGGAGTCGGAGTCAAACGCAGCTACCAACGTGCTCTCTATGCGAGGTTACGGCGGCAATACAGGCCCCTCTAACGCTCGTTACGCCAGCAGGGTAATGACGGTTTCGAGCAGCACGCTTCCATATTGGTTTGATTTCAAATTGGTAAGCGGCACTAGCTTTAAATCGATCCCTGACCAACCAACATGTCTAGGCATTGTCAGCGGCGGCGCATCGCTTGGCTCTTTTAGTGATTTAATTGGTGGGGTAGCGCAAGCGGACAGCGGAAGATTCGACGATTTTAGCGCTACTTTTGACGATGGATCGCTAACCTTTAAAAATAATAGCGACCTTACTACTGTTCCTGGCGACATAAACATTCAAGCGGTCACCGGGGCACAGATTGCCATAAAGGCAATTCACTCAAAAGCAGCCACCCTTTTAGCGTCTTTCAACGAGACTCAAACCGTGCGCCTGGATGACCTCTCCGAAGCATACGTCTGCTGGGGAGAGACCGATGAGGGTACGTCTGACAAGGAGGATTGGGATGATTTTGGATACCTATTATGGGAGCCTAATTCAACTGTTAGCAATCCGACCTCACAGGGCGGGTCTCAATGTTTTATTCGTACCGCTGCGGGCTTAAGTAGAAATGACACTTACTATGCCCGCGCAGTAATAACGGTTAACGGAACTGACTACTGGAGTAGCGCAGTCTCGTTTAAAACGTCCCTTAGCGATAGCACCTATTCCGACAAAACTTTCCCATTTTATGATGCAGCGCCCAGCCAGGAAAGTTCCTCCCCGTTTTGTTCCCTCAAGGCTACTGGCAACCTCACCTATGCGATGAATCATTTAGGGGACGGCTATGCTCATTACAGCAATTATGGCCAACAGTCTCCATTTTGGAGTAGCACCACTGGCTTCAGGCTAGGAATAAAAGAAAACGCGTCGAGCGAAGACGTGGTGCGAGCAAAGCTTGACGTGCATGGAAACGCTTTTTTTGATGATTGTCCCGCCGCCCTGTTTAATGGTGGAAATGTTGGGGTGGGAGTGGATGATCCTAGTGCTCAGCTCACAGTTTCTGGTTCTGCGATTATCAGTGGATCTGCCTTGTTTTATTTGGATTATGATCAATTGCCAAAGAGCGAGCCGAATGAAAAGGGTCGCATATGGATTGATTCAGCCAATGACAATGTCCTCAAGGTGGCTGTGGGTGCTGGCGGGGTTACCTCAACCCAATGGTTTGAATTAGTTGGCGATTCCCTTAAGTTGCGTGATACTGCTTACGATAGCTCCAATCCTGCGATTGAGTTCTGGGAGGCAGATGGCAACGGAGCCTATCGCCCCGCTGCCCCCGGTCAAACCACCTCTTCCGCCGTTGCCTATTTCGAATTAAATTCACAAGGGGATGTACAACCTACACTCAATCCATAAATTAAAGTGTATATTATATATAATAGAATATTTGGGTTAATAAATTAATATAAGTTAGGCTATGAGTACGAGAAGTTTAGTTCCAAGGGCAAGCGGAGAGGGTGGCATAGGTACAGCCGGCTTACCCTGGGGAACCGGAAATGTAGACGATATCTGGATTGCAAAAGACAGTATTGTTTCCGGCAATTCAACAATTGGCGGCAATTCTACAGTTTCCGGGAATTCTCATGTGACTGGTGACCTACACGTTTCCGGCTCGGCCTACTTTACTCCCGGCACCCTATATATTGGCAATCAATCCATCAAGAGCGCGGACAATAAGCTCAGCTTTTCCAGCTCCACCGGGATCATGCTTTCCGGAACCACAGGAATAAGCGTAGACTCCTCCGGTGTCATGCGCTTCAGTGCTTCGGGACTTAAGGTGGGGAATGCTTCCGTAATGCCTGATCCAGGGAACCCGGAGACCCTTTATTTCGAGAAGACCCCCCAAGTCATGGATGCCGAAGGCAATCCTACCACTATCTTAACCGCCGATAAACTTGGGCTTGGTACGGCGGCCATAATGGAGACTGATCCCGGCGATATAAAATTCAAGCTCTTAACCGACCAAGACCGATTTGTGGTTGGTAGCACCGGGGATCCCAATGGGTTAGAGTCGGGCTGGTATCGGTTCAATGACTTTAAAGTTAAGGGTGCGACTGACGTAGGCGCGCATATACTTAACCCAATTGATACCCGAATTTACTCCGATGATACTTCCTTTATTTTATTTACTAAGGATGACTACGGAAACAGGGTGGCTCACTTAGTTGGCGGTGACGAGTCGGTTAACGCCAATAACGCGATGGCGCTTGGTATAGCGGTAAAATTTGACGGGACTGATTCGCCCGAAGACATTGAGTTCGTTCATGCGGATGGGGAGTCCTATTCGTTGATCAATGGCGACAGCGACTCGAAGGGGGTCAACGGTCTTCCTATCCGTCAGGGATTTCAACCGTCCTCAATAGGGGGTTGCGCAGTTCCACTCCTAATTGACGGGGGCTATTTCTAATGGCTACCGTATACTTAAAAAAAGTAAGTGGCTGGTCCAGCTCTGAATGGTCTAACGCAAGCGTTTCATACGTTGTGGGACAAAGGGTCAGGTTTCAAACCTCCGTTCAGGTAACAACCCCGAGTTATGTAGCAAGCCCCACGACCTTCAACCAGTGGAAGACTTATGTTTGCCTGGTGGGTCATACCTCTACCGCCACCACTCCCGAAAACGATGCGACCAATTGGATCGAGGCTGGCAATAGCAGAGAATATCCATATTTTTGCCTAGATGGCGACTTGACGTCCGGGGGTTCGGGCGCTCAGGGTGAGGTATGGCTTAGCTCCACGGATGCGTCGGGAGACTACGCCTACGCAACAACTGGCTACGAAGGTATGCTTTGGTATCATACTCGCGAGGGCCTTGCCGATAATGAAGCCGGTAAAATAGTTTTAATGGGTGATGTATTTGGCCACGATAGCTCAATAACTCAGCTGGCCTTCAACAGGCTAATAATAGAGCCTGATCCAGCCCAAAAGGGAAAAGCTTCAATTGCTTTTGTGTCTAGTCTTCCAGGTATAGGCCGGGACACATCGGGAGGCGTCGTTCGGTGTCGTTCTGAGTTTAAAAACATCAATCTCTATTTTCTTGGTACTCGAAGCTCATACCTTTTTCCGAGGGGAGACCAAAGCGCTGCTAATGGCGCTGCGTTTTACCTAGAGAATTGTAAGTTCAGCGACAAGGGCTCTGAGGTGGGCTTATCAAATCCCCCCATCACCAGTTTCACCTATGGTATAAACTACAATATCTACCTGTCTGCCAAAGATACTGTATTTGATTTTGGGTACATGTATCTTTCGCATAATGTATATTACACTAACTCTGGCCACCATTACCCGGCACATGCATCCGGGAGCACGACAGCCCTTAGTTCGTCTTTGGAGAATTGCACCTTTAACTTTGTTTCCGCCAGCGACCAATACTTCAAATCTCTCTCAACCATATTCTACAACATGAAGTATGGTCTGGTAAAGAAGTGTATTATGTATATAGAAAATACGGCTCAGACTGGGGCTATCCCATGGTTGACGGGGACTGCTGCCAGTAGTGAATCGAATTTCGCTTTTGTCAAAAACTTTACGGGCGGCGCCAGCTCCGGTTTTAGCGCTGCTTCCGGGCTTACGGTTGCGGACCCCCTTTTGGTTAATGCAGTCAAGGGCGACGTTCGCCTTCGCCCGGCTTCTCCTTGTATTGGCGGCTCTGGTATATCCACGAAACAAGCAGAGATGGAAGCCAAGTACCCGACCGGCGTATGGTATGATTCTGGCGCAGCAGCCGGAGGAACCGGAACTTGGGCGGCCCCCTTCAACGATGTAGGGCCCGCAATTGAGTCTTTTGCAGGGGACGAGGCGGTCATTTTAATAAAAGAAGGGACTCATGCAATTCCAGTCGGCTCTTATAATTCGGGTGCTACCTCCCCACAGTCAAAGGACAATGACCTTATCAAGGTCTGGTCTCTAGGAATAAAGCTTATTGGAATGGGGCCTAAAACCATCTTGGATACTCAAAATTATGCTAATTGGCCCGCATGGTATTCGGGTTGGAGCCCAGTTTTCCCCAATCTTGCCGCTACACCATTTTATTTTAAGGATCTTCACATTGCCCTAAATAATCCTTCTGGCTATAATCGAGGATGCTTTGGTCCACCTCGTCTTGACTTGGAAAATATAACTATAGCTGTAACAGATGCATGCGGAGCGGTATATTCTGCGCCATTTCCTGGCCCTAACAGCCAACATACAGCTAGTGGCGTCGGGTCTACGAAAATGAGGTCTTGCACTGTCATATTAACACCATTGACATCTGGAGTAGTGCCTAAGGTGTCGATTTTCTTTAGCGGGTTAGGGGTGCTTGATATAAAAGATTGCTCATTCATTGACCCTTATCAATTTAAGGCAAATGCGGCTGGCGCACAGGGCCTGAACCTGTCCACAGTGTTTCAAGAGACCAATCCACTACCCGGCTCAGTTATCGAAAACTGCATTTTTTATGGATCTACTGCTCTTAATCCTACTACCCCTTCTGCGGCTGTTTACTCAAATGGTCCAGGATTAGATTCCAGTAATCTAACCCTCAAAAATTGTTGCATTTTTTATACTAATGCCGACTGGACCTCTGCGGTTGCCTCGCTTATGTCAACCACAATTAATTGCGCCGTAACTGATCCTGAATTCGTTAAGGTGACGTCCACCGATACAGATCCGAGGCTTCGACCGAACTCTTCTTTGGTTGGGGGGGTTCCTCAATATCCCTCTGGAACCAACATCTGGTATGTGAATTTGGCTTCAGGCAATGACTCTAATGACGGGAAATCTCCCATCACAGCGAAGGCCACTTTATCGGCAGCTCATACGGCATCAGCAAATGATGACACTATATATATAGTGGACGAACAGGTAACGCTGTCTGCAGACCTGACTTTTGAGGGGGGGAGAATATATAGAAGCCTTACTCATTGCAGCTTTGACGGCGGAAACTCCTATCATGTAGAGATGAACAATACAGCTGGCGTTAAAACCGAGCTTATAAAATTTAAATTCTTAAACTTAAATCATGCGAATTATTTAGTTCAAATAATAGGCTCCGATAGTTCCACAATTACACAAATTAAATCCTGCGAAATTAGGGGGACATTGACGGCCAGAGGTACAGCAATAGGTTATGCTGATGGAGCAATTGGGACATGCATTAAAGATACGGCGATATTCTGCACATTTCTTCATCTTTCCGACGCCGGGTCCAACTCTCAAGGATTCCATTCTCTTACTAACTGCGAAATGTCGGGATGTACCCTGGTTGTTGCCCCCAATAGTAATGCTTTAAGCACTCATATATACATAGGGGGCGTTGGCGGCTGCGGCGGGTGGTCTCATACCCCTCCTTCCGGACGACAGATTGTCAAGAACTGTATAGTCTACGGCAACAATAGAATGAGGTATGGGGGTGCCAGTTATGCGCCGAGCGACGGCGGTGGTTCTGCGCTCGGTTTTTTAAGTAATTGTGGAGCTACTACCTACACCGCCAATTTCATTGTTTACAATACTGCGCTTTATGGAATTTTAAATGCTGATAATGGAAAGTGGCCGGAATACAACGGCGTTACCAATAATTATTGGGGTCCAGTCAAATCTGACTTAGGTATCTCGGATTCACTTGCCGCTCAGCTTTTTTACGATGATCCTGCCCTAATAAATCCCAATCAAGGAGAAATGCGGCTTAAGCCTGACTCCCATCTTATTGGAAAAGGAATATAAAACATGCAAAACCCAGATATAGGCTACAGCGGCCAATACTTAGACGATCACGGATTCCGGATTAAAATACGTACGGGTAGCGATATTAATAATGCCACGGGGGATAGCGTTCTGGGCGAACTCTTTTTGGTAACCGGGCTCAATGGGGGAGAAACCCAGGTTACCGGAAAACTTTATTGCGCTACAGCTACCGTGGGCACGGATGTTGCGGGGAGCAAGTCCCACATATACCATGTCGCTGACCTTACCAATAAAGTAAGCTGATAAGGCCAACCCTGGAACGAATGATGGAACCTTGAAGGTCGGCGCGGCCTTTGTCGCCGACGCACCATAAATTTTCCTTGACATATTCTTTCTTTTTTGATAGAGTATAGGCATGTTGAATTTGTTAAAGAAAACAAAGACTTACTTAGTTGGTCATATGCAGTATCTCAGCGGCAGAGACTGGCGCCAAGAGATTACCGAGAAACTATGGAAGCTAAACATTACTTGCTTTGACCCCTACAGAAAGCCATTTATAAAAGACGTAGAAGAAGATGAGGCTTCGCGCCAAGAAATGGAAGCTTGGATGAAAACCAAGCAGTATGACCGCGTTACCGATAGAATGAAAACCGTAAGGTCTTATGATTTAAATTTAGTGGATCGCAGTGACTTTATTATAGCTCATCTTGTACCCGACGTTGCCAGTTGGGGTTCAGCCGAGGAAATTGTGACTGCCGTGCGCATGAAAAAGCCCATTTTCGTCAGTATGGAGGGCGGTAAAGCTAAGGCTCCGCTTTGGATGCTAGGAATGTTTCCTCACAAATATATTTATAATTCACTTGACGAAGTCGTAGAAATGTTGTATGCTATAGATAATGGCAATAAAGAAATCGACTCCGACAGATGGAGATTACTAAGAAAGGAATACAGATAATGAGTACAATTATTACAGCTTCATTGGTTCAGGATCCCATTTTTGCGCTTGGCGCCATGATATTTTTGGGGTTGCTTTTAGTGAGTAAAGGTGGAGAAATCCGTAAATTTTAATTAGACATGGAAGATCTTAGGGTTAAAATCATAGATAAGGCTCAAGAGTACAAGGTTATTAGCCGCTCCAGTGGCCCTTTACTTAAGGGAATAAACCCACATTCTCCGGATATGAAAAAAATTACCGAGATATCCAAGAATCCACAGTTTATAGAAGCGCAACAGAAATCCTCCAAACTATTAAAAGAACTTTTTGAATTACTAGATGAACTAGAAGTAGTAGAAGGATCAGTTTTAAAGTAATATAACATACATAAATACTATGAGTGAAAACAAAGAAGAAAATCAATGGAATGACCGTGAACTTGGAGCCCTTTGGGTCAATTCAAAGCAAGGCGGTGGAGAAAAATATCTTACTGGCCACATCAATGGCGAGAAAGTTATTGTATTCAAGAACAAATTCAAGGAAGAGAATGCCAAGGCCCCTGACTTTCGAGTTTATCGCCAAAAGGAACTCGGCCAAGCTCCCGCCGATACAGGAGAGGCCGATTCCGATTCATCTCTTCCGCCGGATGATGAAGTAGATCTTATATGATTTTATGTGTACTCATCTTTAATGAATACCAAATATGGATTAATTTGTGTCTCAAAAGTCTTAAAGGAAGAAGACCCCTCTAATTCTTTCGTTGGCCTAACTCGCAAAGACTACGGAAAACTTTCCTCTGAGGAAGGGGATAAGGCGGCGCTCAACAGGCTGCAAAAAGATATTCTTCACAATCTCGATCTTACCGTAAAGATTATTGATTTCTGCCGAGACAGCAATATAGATCATTACCGACTCAACACCTCTATTTTTGGCATTTTAGCTGATCCGAGTTTTGATATTGGAATTAATGATTTACCTAAAAAAGATGAACTCATAGAGTCCATTCAGGAAATTGGTCGCACCTCAATTACCAAAGGCGTTTCCCTGTCCATTCAGCCAGACAAGTTTTGTAAGCTGATAGATGACGATGAGTCCGTAGTTGAGAAGTCTATAAAGGAACTAGATTTTTATTCTTGGTTTCTTGATACGCTTGGAGGGCAACCGAACATTTCCTCACCGATCACCTTACATCTAAATTCCCAACCTAGTACCGAAGATCATGAAGCTTATTGTGATTTTGCGGATAGATTTTTTGAAAACTTCAAAAAGCTTGGAAAGAACACTCAAAAGCGCCTCGTATTAAAAAATGCCGACCATGGCTCATGGAATGCGTTTCGTTTATTTAAATACCTTCATGTATATTGCTTTGAGGAGCATGATTTTGGTTTCCCTTTGTCTTATAACAATTTATTTGACGCCTTAAACCCCTCTGATATTGACGGGGCCGTTGTTGAGCAACAAATTAATGTTGGAGCTTTTCATGAAACATGGGGAGGCGTCGTCCCAGTTTTTACTTGGAGTGAATCCAAAAGTCCCGGATCTCGCGCTCATGCGGCAGATCTTTCCGGCCCCATTCCAGACTTTGGGTATCAGATCAAATGGGAAGTTGATGTGACCAACAAGGATATAGCTATCCTCAAACTATTTACCGATGACGGTCCTTCTCGTATTTCAGAAGAAGCCCTAAAGAAGATCACCCGTCAGCGTTATACGCACGTAACTAACAATTATAATGCCCTCTACGAAGCTGCAAGGCGTACCAATCTAGCATCACAGGAGGGCGACACAAAATTTATTAAAGAATAAATGAAGTACAAAGTATCTTATCGGATCGGGGGAGACCCCCAGAGGCACGTCAGGTATTATACTGCTCTTAATAAGTCCACTGCGCTCGAAATGTTTAAAGCGACATGCGAAGAATCTCTTGCCGGAGAAAGCCCTCAGAGCATAGACATTGAAGAGGTATTTGTGGTAAAGACTAAAAACACTTGACATTTTAGCCTTTTACAGGTATATTATAGTGCATGATTAATGCATTAGAGTTTATTTTCTCCAGTTTTTGGGTATGGTTTGGGTTTAATATCCTGATACTTTCTACAGGTTGGGCTCTTGCAATGCCCTTTTATTGGTGGTATAAAGTGAAGCAATTTAAGATTCTCAAAAAGGGATACTGGAATCTAATGGGGCAATGAAAAAGAAAAAACTACATCCACGCCCCATGCAGTACCGCATTCGGTATTGCATCAATGGCTCCCTAAATGAGAGCATCCAATACTACAATGTATTTCACTCCAGTGAAGCACTAGACTTTTTGGCGCATACCTATCGTCGCGGCCACATTCACGGGGGAGCCTTGCGCATACTTGCCATTGAGGAGCATCAGCCCTTTCAAGATATCTGGGAAGACAGAACGGCCAAAGCCTACGAGCATGCTTCTTCCCCGGAAATTTCCCTAGAGGGCGTTGCGGTTGTACTTAAAAACGTTACTTAAGCGTAAGATAATTAACTGTTCTTTGAAAAATTTATGGGGGTGTACTGGATTCGACTGAGGTTGGATTCTTGCACTGCAAGTCGAAGAGGCGCCCGGCTTCGGAAAAAGGCGCAAAGTTGTACATGGCAACAAAAACCGTGTTAGAGCTTTAGGTTTCAAGAACCGTCTCGCTGCGAAGCGTTTCGGCTTCAAGGGCCGCAAGCTCGCCTTAGCAGCTTAACCTGCTAACCTCTTACCTTTTGACGCAGATAAAAAGGATAAGGGGTCATCTATCTGCAAAAACAGACAAAAGTTTACTTGTGTCACAAACTGCAAATAATTGAAACAAGTAGTTGGATGTTAATATCATAACTATAAAAAAAATTAACTAAACTTGTAGACGTACATGCTTGAAGGTCTCAGGACGCGGGTTCAACTCCCGCCACCTCCACCAATTATAATTTCCTCTTGACAAATCTTAATTATTATGCTAATATGTATGCACAATGAAAATTACTCGCCGAAACATTGACAAGAACAAAGATATCTGCTATGTAGTGACGCGCCAAGGGCGCCGAATAGAAGATCGCAACTACAGGACCGAGTACGGCGCCCAAGAGCGAGCTGAACGCTTGCGCAAAATGCTAAAGGAATATGACCCACTCCAGGCAAGCTCCATCGGGATCGTATGCACTTCCGAGCCTCGTAAAATTTTTTGATTTTAAATGAAGGTAAAATTTAAAAAGCTTCACGAAATCGCCAAGATTCCAGAGCAGTCCAACCCCGGGGATGCTGGATTTGATTTGGTTGCCACATCCATAACACACCCTTTTGGCTCTCTAAGCACTTATGTAGAAGTGGGCACCGCTCTTGCGGCGGAGATTCCAGTAGGTTATGTGGGTTTAGTTTTTCCGCGCTCAAGTATAAGTAATACAAAGCATTTTTTGCGTAATTCCGTAGGGGTTATCGATAGTGGCTATCGTGGAGAAATTAAGTTAAGGTTTTCTACTGACGATAGTCAGACAGCTTATCAAATTGGGGATAGGGTAGGGCAAATTTTATTTATTAAATTGCCGTCGGTGGATATTATTGAAGTGGAAGAACTTAATACATCAACTCGACAGGAGAAAGGATTCGGTAGCAGTGGAAAATAAAAACTTAAATATCAAAATCAATACGTTTGAAGCGATAGTGAATTATACTCTACATAAATTTTGCCCTTTTGCAGTTATAATTTGGTTAATTTTCACTAAATTTAGTTTGACAAATTGGGAACCTTATGTTATTATAGGAATGATTGTGTTTATAGATAGATTTTCTTTTAAAGTAGGATATAGCGTTGCATATTGCGAAAGCCGAGGAATAGACCCAAATGATGACAAAACTTCTTAAAGAGATCGGATCTCTTAAAAAATTTATAAACAAGCTCTATAATAAAGTTAATAAAAAACAATATTTTGTTGTATATAAAAATGAAGAAGGCAAAACTAAGACTTATTTAATAGGAGAAATAGATTTGTATAATTCATTCAGAAACAAAGACGAGAACCGAGATAACGCCGGTTTCAAAGCTTATTGCTTTGCCCGTGATGAGGTTAGATCCTTTCGGCACGACAGAATCGTTTCGATCACTAAGAAATGATTTGTTTGCCTTTTTATGGATTTTTTTGTTGAAATATTGCTGTGTTGCGCTATTATATGTTTAATAGTTCTTATTGTAAGATTAAATGCTCTCTCAAATGAACGGATTAAAAAGCTCAAGGATGAATCGGAATTTCATCGCGCTAGGTTAAGCGAGCGCGAATCTGAATACAGTGAGTTAAAATCAAATTTCGAGAAGCAGACTCAGGACTACTCCTTAAAAGAATCCCAATTACATAAAAATCTTACTGGACTGCGCGAAGTTTTAAGTTCTGAGCAAGAATCTGTAAAAAAACGAGAAGCTGAACTCAAGAATAAAGAGGAAGAACTGACCAAAGCCTTAGATCAAGTTCAAAAAAACTTAGAAGAAGAAACAGAAAACCGGAAAAAAGTTTTATCCCAAAAGAAAAGCAGCGAAGTACGCCTAGGTAATATTGCCGAAAAATTAGCACCATTTTTAGATGAATTTGATTTTGATCCAGAAAACTGTATTTTCTTGGGGCAGCCCATTGACTATATTTCCTTTGACGATGAAATCATTACGGTTATCGAAGTAAAAACCGGCAAAAGCCAACTGAACGCAAAACAACGACACATCAGGGACTTAGTTAAAGCCAAACAGGTAGCTTGGAAAGAAATAAGAATTAAATAATTTCATAAACAATAATACATATGAAAACTACAACAGTAATACTCAGTGCCCTTTTAGGGTTCTTTATTAACGCCGCTTCTGCTGAAGCCCCCCCTGTAAAAGGTAATGTTGGAGCAAAATACTCCTCTGATTACAATCGTCGCGGGGAAATTCTTTCAGCAGAGGCCTTGCAGGCCCAAGTGGGCTTCAATGTCGGCCTGGGGTCCGTAGATGTTTTTGGTGATTTCTTTACCAATCAGAGCACGGATTCTGGGGGAGCAGACACCGACGAGACGACTCTCGGATTGGGAACTTCTCTTTTTGACAATAACTTCAATGCTTACATCGGTATCTACAATACTGATCTGGGGGCCGCAGAGGACACCCTCGAGGCTTTTGCCTCCATTCAGGTGGAAACCCTCCTGTCTCCGACTGTAAGCGTTTTTAGGGACACTGACGCCTCTCTGTACACGTTTGAAGGGCAGCTCAGTCATGGGATTTCCCTAGAGGTGATTGATCTCGAATTGGCTGGGGTTATCGGAAATACTGATTCCACTACCACTTTGGATCGTACTTATGTGGGCGCCAAGCTTACTGCTAGTAAAACTGTAAAAGACAATCTTAATCTTTATGCAGATGTGGCAGTCTCCGATTCCGATGATCGTTCAAATGAAACGATTTGGGGGCTCGGTCTCAGTGTTAAATTTTAATAACCCCAATATACATAAATCATGGATAACGTAGTAAAGACAGTAAAGTCCGCAGTTGGTGGACTCTTCGCCGTATTAACGTCAATCATCGGGCTTCTTGTGCTTGCACAGATAGTGTTCGGTGAATCTGCTGGGATGAATGTCATTGGCAATCTTCAGGATATTGTCAACGGCTTCGTTGGGGAAGGGGCAAGTCTTGCGGGGCTTATCACTCTTCTTCTGCTAGTTGGTCTTTTGCAAAAGCAGGGCTGCTGCGACACCAGCAAGAAGTAAGGTTAAGTTATGTCTGAAAAGAAATTCTGGCACAGCAAAAAGTTCTGGGCCTCCGTAGCTGGAGCCGCAGTTCCCATCCTTAATCACTTCTTCGATCTTGGCCTAACGCCAGACGTTGTATTGCAAACCATCGGTCCAATTGCCGCCTACATTCTAGGTCAAGGTCTCGCGGACCTTGGGAAAAACAAGTCGAGCTAAAACTTGGTTTTACGGTGTACTTCTGAGTCGCCTCCCTCGATGGGGGGCGACTCTTTTTTTTGGCGCCTAAAAATGAAAAAATTTTCCGCAGGCCAACTTGAAATCTAGTGGACTATATATTATAATAATATTATGGACGATGATGATTTTTATATCGGTGGGCCGAAAGACTATGACGAGCAGACGGACGCCTTCAGATTTGAATTAGATGATTTAGTCTATCGTTATATAGATGAGTTTGACATTAATACTTTTGTAATGGTCGGGGCTTTACAGGAAAAAATTCAAGAGCTATTGGACCATGGAAATACTGAAATGGATATAGATTTAAATGAATAATACTCTCATAGGGGTTACTGGCTTCGCTACCTCAGGCAAAGATACTTTCTTTAAGTTGTGCGCGGAGAAGATCGGCGAGGACAAATGCCGTCGTTACGCTTTTGCCGACATCCTTAAGGACGAGTGCGATGAGCTTCTACTTAAAAACATAGGTATATCGGCTCACACCACCAACCCTAGAGAAAAAGAGCTTATTAGGCCGCTTCTAGTTACTTACGGCACCCATATCAGGCGCAAAATAGATCCAAGCTGCTGGATAAACAAGTTAATTGATAAAATTTCAGACGACAATGTAAAAAACTCTTATATATTTGTTACTGACGTAAGGTTTGAAAACGAAGCCTTATGGGTGCAAGATTCCGGGGGTTTAATTGTTAATGTGGCTCGGAAGGGAATTGGCCCAGCGAATCCAGACGAGAAGCAACAGTCTTCGCTCTTAAGGTCTTATTTCTTTGAGTCGATCACTTGGCCCACCGTAGGAGAGAAAAATTTTTCTCAGCTTGATGGTTTTGTTTCTCCATTTTGCAAAAAAATTTCCGCACGGAGTCAAACTTATAGTGGACTATAGATGAAAGAAAATTCTCAGCAGAAATACAGCAAATCCGAGAAGGGAAAAAAAGCCCTTACGCGCGCGCAAAAAAAGTATGATGAATCTAATAGAGAAAAGCGTCGGCTCCAAAAAAGAGACTATATGCGTCGAAAAAGAGCCGAAAACCCAAATTACTGCAAATGGAAATGAAAGAACCCAAGCCCAAGCCCTGTAAAAAAAAGTGCCCTTGCGCCCCCAAAAACACCAAAAAGCAAAAACATCAAAATGGAAAAGGGGATTGCCCCAGGAATATTTCAGACTCCTTTCGCTCGAATTACGATAGAATAAATTGGTCAAAAAAATCTTGACTTGCCTTCTCCCCTATGGTATTATAGAGGCTCAATTTTAAAACTATATGCCTCCCAAAAAGAAGTTCTCTCAAGCTGACGCTCGGCGCTACAGATTTCCAGTTGCTCAATACTGGAGTATTAATTTTGGCATAGAAGATAATACTGGCGCCAAGTCGTTTTATAGCTGCATCATAAAGGCAAAGTCCCTTTATTGGGCAAAAAGGATCATTACCTCCAAAATAAAAGAAGATATGCCCTCTTCAAAAGTCAAGTTTAGCGGGCATTCTTATTGGATACATAAAAATTACCATATGATGCGTAACGGGAATAGGAAATTAACTGTAGAGGATTGGGATGATATTCGTGGCGCTGCGTTCCCGAATGCGGACAACACCCTCTTTAAAGTACCTTGGGTAAATTATAGGGCCAGAAGTCTTTCCCCGTCCCAATTGGCTGACCTAAAGAAAAAAGGCTTTCAGCCGGGGAAAGAGAATTGGTCTCATAAATTCAGAAAAGGCACCTCTCTCCCCCTCGACAAAAGGGCCCATAAGATATACAGGGGGACTTGGGTTGACTGGGATTCAGAAGAGAGGGCTCTTGAAAAAGATAGGCTCATAAGGGCTTTAGTCAAGCACGACAACAGCAGGAGCGAGGCGGCTCGCTACTTGGGTTATAATCGCAACAAAATATATCATCTTTTTTCTAAATTTGCCGAGGTGAACTGGGAAAAGGATTACCCCCCCAGAAAGTCCAATAAAAGATGAACGTAGATGCTCTTTTTGCCGGCTACCTCAGAGATCACCAACAAGATCTTAGGTCTATTGTGGCAGCGTGCCGTAAATCTTCTCACCCTTTAACCCTAGATGAGATTGTGGCGGATGTCAATTTGTCTCTTTATAAAAAGCGTCACGATATTACCCAAAATACGGACGGAGATCTTTCTTACGACGATTTTTCTAAAATTGCCTATCGTTATGCAGTAAATATCACAAAATGGTCTGCCGCGACTTACAAGATTAAAAAAGAGCAAAAATATAGGCTTAACGAAACATATTCCACCGACGAAGGGCTTAAAAGCAGTTTTGACTACATAATTGAATTCGAGGGCGCCGAAGACCAAGAGCTCAAGAAGATATTTAAATCCGATCAAGCCAAATACTTCCTAAAGTATGTGCGAGAGTACTCGCAACTCCTAACTCCCATGGAGCTGCATATAATATCTCTTTTAGAGGTGGGAAAAAATCAGTACGAAATTGCCGACTATCTGGGAGTGACCCACCAAGGAGTCTCAATCTCATTGATTAAATTAGCAAAAAAGCTTCGATCAAATATTAAATTTGACTATAAAGACTCCCCCCTTCCATCGAACGGATTATCGTGTGCCCGTTCATTTTTTGAAAAGACCCCTCCGCATAATCCTATAACCGAGGCCGATAGGTCTGCGCTCCTCGATTACATCTTGAGGAATAAAGGAAAGTATACTGCTGAAGAAATTTCCAAGCATTTTAAGGAGGGGGAATACACTGCGGGCCAAATCAATAGATTATCTCAGAATATGGGAGTTTTTAGTTACCTTAAGAGGTCGATTATTTTTGGTTGGCCCCGAGAAGACATAGATAAGCTCATTGAGCTTGTTAACGCTGGCCACACCATCCACCAAATAACCAAATTACTCGACATAAGCCACGCCTACCTTGTAAAGCGTAAATGCCAATTCCTCTTATCAAATGGAATGATCGATAAAATTCCCCATACCGGGGTTAAGCCAAAAAAACTTACCTCTCGAGATAAGAATATCCTACAGTTTTTAAAAGAGGGCTTTTCGTGCAAAGAGACTGCTGCCGAGCTTCGCATCCCGACATCTGTTGTTTCTGGGAAGTTAAGGTGGTTTAAGTCTCTCAACTTATTACCAAATACTTCTAATTATGCCACATAAAGACTGGGTTCACCCCCAAAAAAAATTCAATAAAGAGAAATACGACTTCGATGTCTATTGGTTTGCCTATTTCACATGGATTTATGCTAATGGTTCTGAAAAGGATTTTAAGACAGTCGTCCGAGCCACTTCTAGCGACAAGGCCAAAGAACTCCTTATCGACAAGATAAAAAGAGAAGATCCCAAAAATAGGGTAAAATCTCTCAAGACCTATAAAATACATAGCAAATTCCGCATCCCCCCCGGAAACACGAATCAATCTTTAAGTATTGAGGCATGGGAGGCTTTTCGGAATATATCTTTTCCCAATGTAGCCGACCATCTTCATTTAATTGAAAAGCCCAGAAGGCCAGGCCAAACCAGTTACTTTGATCGCCGTATTGATGCCGCAGAACTTGCACGCCTCAAAAAGACTGGCTTTAAAAAAGGAGACGAGAACTGGTCAAGACTAAATCCAGTTACCGATGCGGATCGTCCACCTCCAGAAGAGCGCCACCTTTATCGTGTGAAGCCCGGGGGTAGACCTGGGGTGGATTGGGAGAGAATTCCAGAAGAAGAGCGCCTAGCTCAGCGAATTGAAATTTCTAATGCCTTAATTAAAACCAAAGGGAATAGAGCCGCCGCAGCTCGCTACCTTGGCATGAATAAAAAAGACTTATGGATACTCATGTGGAAGAAGCATCCTGATTTTGACTGGAATAAAGAGCACCCCATTGGCGGCAGGCCAAAACATCGCTCTCGTGAGGCCATAGACAAAGCAAGGGCTACCATGAAAAAAACTCTAGCAAATCGCGTGCATTGGAATTTGGGCACCAAACTCTCAAAAGAAACCATTGAAAAAAGATCTCAGACCTGCGCCGGCCAAAGAAGCAAAAAGCTTAAATCCTTAAAGCCTAAAATCATTGAGGCCTTATCCAATAACAACAATATTCGATCTAGAGCAGCCAAAGAGTTAAAAATCTCTCGCAACTGCCTCTGGCGCGCGATGCGTGACATTACGGATGTCGATTGGGCTAAAGAATACCCACCACCACAAAACCCTACGCCCCCACACCTTAGGCCTACGAAAAAATGAGTCCCGACTTGGAGGAAAAATTACTTAACCAGCTAACTCAACACGAAGGCTATATTCGTGTGATTATTGCCAATAAGTGCTCTGCGCCCGAAGCTGACCGTGATGAAATTTTTCAAGAGGTATGCACAAATGTATGGAAGCACCGAGATCGCTTTCGCCTTTCCGACGGAGAAGTAAAGACGTCTCATTTTAAAAAGTGGGTTGCTAGTTTCACACATAACCAAGTGGTTTGGTATCTCTCTAAAAAGCAAAGAAAAGACAGAAAAATAGACTTTGATAGTGAAAAATTTGAGGTTGTTTCTGCGCAAGTTGGAGAAAATGATGAACATCTTGACGAAGAATTTTCAAAAGAGTCCGTTAGTCACCTCTATTATAAGTACCGATCAGTGTTGACGCCACATGAACAAAATGTATTCAGTCTTATGTGGCGAGGAATAAAGATCGAGGAAATCGGCAACATATTTGGTCTCACTCACCAGAGGATTAGCCAAATCGCAGAAGATATCAGGAATAAAATTAAAAAACGTTTCAAGTCGAGCACAGATGAAGTTATTGACGAGAATACCTTTAAGCTCCCCCAACACCTTGAGATGGTTACTGATTTCTTTAATTCGTCGCGAGACGGAAACACTGACCATATTGTACATAAATAAGCTCTCAGGTGTACCTTTCTGTGTGAGGCCGTGGTCATCTTTAAATGCTATGGGGCGCTTAATTCTTACAATGTGCGTCTTTAATGTGTGCCTTTCTGTATTTTTTGCTTTACAGCTTTTTGTTGCAGGTTCCTTATTTTCATTAATAGTTGGAATGTTTTGCGGGATTGGAACTTATGATCCTCGCTACAATCGAGAGTAAGTGTAATCTTTTATGTGGCAGATCGTAGTTTGATTTATTTTTTATCTTTTTTAATAGTTATTGTTACTTATTGTTTCTATAATCAGTATCAATACGCCGAAGAATTATATAGATTAGCCTCAAAGCAAGACGATATTATACGTTCTCAGCAGAAGGCGATAACGGCCCAGCGGGGATATATAAGCCTCTTGGAGGTTCAATTAATCAACGACTTTTATAAAAATACCAGCCCGGATTCTCCAGTTTACTAAAATTAAATTATGTATGTAATATTGGGTAAAAGCGGCTATATTGCCGAAGCCCTGATTAGAGAATTAAAGTCGCGCTCATTACCTTATCTTGCCTGGAGCCGAAGCGACGTAGATTACACTAATCGCTTGCATCTTGAGCGTAGCCTCGATAATCTAAGGGCTCCCTTATACATTATTAATTGTGCGGGCTACATCGGGAAGCCGAACGTTGATGCTTGTGAGTCTGCGAAAGCAGATTGCATTGAAGGGAATATTTTGTTGCCCATGATGTTGTCGCAACTGTGCAGCGCTTATTATGACTGGAAATATGTCCATATCTCTTCAGGCTGCATCTATAATGGGTATGAAAGAGATTTTCATGAATACGATCCTCCAAATTTTGACTTCGAAAATGGCAGCTTCTATAGTGGGTCAAAAGCTCTTGCCGAAAAAGTTGTCGCCCAAAACACTGAAAACTACTATATTTTTAGGTTGCGGATCCCATTCGATGAATATACATCTCCTCGGAATTACTTAACTAAGCTATTAAGCTACGATACATTGCTTGATGCCAAAAACTCCTTGAGCCATCGAGGTGATTTCGCCAAATACTCAATCGACCTAATAGAGCAAAGAGCGCCGGAAGGAATTTATAATATTACCAATAAGGGCAGCATTACCACAAGGGAGGTGGTGGAGTTAATAAACGAGTACAGTCCGACTTATCGTGAATTTTCTTTTTTTGATTCCCTTGAATCCTTTTTTTCAGGGGTAATTGCCCCACGATCTAATTGTGTTCTTAATACGTCCAATATAGAACAGTATATAAAGATTAGAACGGTAAAAGCAGCTTTAAAATGCTCTCTTTCCAAGTATAAATACCCTTCTCTTTAAGTCTTTTTTTCTTTTTTAAAGTTTTTTTAGTAAAAAGCTTGACTTATGGATTTAATTCCCGTATACTATGCTCCATATTCAAGACACAAAACAAATACTATGAAGACTAAAAAGAAAGCCCATAAACGTTCAAAGTCAAATACCTACATGCAAAGGTTTGCCAAGGCTCCTCAAAGTACAGGTAAAAAACTTCAATTATACTTGAATAAAAAGGATGAAGAAGGAAACCCAATTCCCACTCATCGATTCAAGACTAGCTTTAAAGAGCCGCAAAGCGGCGTAGAAGAGCTCTGTGGGCTTGAAATTGAGCATATTCTAAAGGAATTCAATTCCAAGAACCGAGACATCCGCACTTCGAGAGTAGACCACCTTGTGACTGTTTTCGAGAAAGATCAATACGTATTGTCGCCGGATGCTATTTCCTTCACAAAAGGAAGTGGTACTATTCAGAACGGCCAACATCGACTTACCGCATTTCTTCGTTGGGCCAAGAAGAACTACCCCAATGGTCGCTGGAAGGATCAGGTGTTAAAAGTGTTGGTCGTTCATTCCCTTCCTCCCGAATCCCAAGATATTACCGACGTAGGTAAGGCGCGTACACTTACTGACATTGCCCAAATAAATGGACTTATTGGGCCTAAAGATAAAATTGGGCGCCAAGCGCTCAAGCTTCTTCAGACCCATATGACAAAAACAGTCAATGGCAATGGATGCAAGCCAAATAAGGCTACTTACAAAGACGTTTGCAAAATGTTTAATTGCTCCTTCCCGGAGACTTCTTATGCGGATGGCGACGAAGACCTTACCTACGCATCGGTCGCTCGAGAGTTTTGCTCACTAGCCGATCCCCGACATTCTTCGGAGTGGCCTCTCCCCAAGGGGTATTTGGCTTGCATATATGACTTGGCGTGTCATCGAGATTTAGAGCTTGCCCGAGAAATCCTTTTCCTCTGCACGGCTAATCGCATAGAGATTAAGGCTGAGGGCTACGACGACGAATTCTCAACCGTCAAGCTTTCTGCTATCAAAAAGCTTCGCGCCGATCTCAAGGATCTTATGTTGGAGAGGGTGTCCCATGCTGGAAGCGCCTTCCCTCATCACTACGGCAGAATGCTTACGGTAATACTTAAATACTCGGAAGGGGAATCCTGCAAGAGAATAATACCGAGAAGGCTTTGCGACTCGAAGGTTACATACCAAAAGCTTCAACGAGAAGGAAAGTCGGAGGGAACTCAGGATCCTTCATTTTATTGGGGACTTATAAAATAGGTGTATATATAGATATGCAAAAATTCATAATTCTTTTATTTACTCTTTCGATTTTTGGTTGCACCCATACTGCTTTAACGCATAAATGCAACGGAGATAAGATTTGTCGGTGCGAATCTTGCGACAAGAATTGCGAAAACTGCAAATGCAAGTAATAAACCCTCTCGCCATCTGCGAAGAGCTTTGTGTTGAAGTTTCCTCCGAGGACGATGAAATTCGATGCATTTTGTCCTTGTCGCACCTAGAGCCCCTAGTCGAGCGCCTTGAAAGCGCTGGGTTTAATTGCACTCAAATCCAAAAGGATTACGAGCGTAATCGTTGCGTTGCGTGGTTTGAGCCTACGTTGTAGAAAATAATAATGTGTAACACTTTATGTGTCACGCTTATTACGGTTTCTTGCTCTCATTCTTCTCACAAGTTGTATTGTTCCTCCAGGCCCTACCCCCAAAGACACTGAATTCGATCCATCCAAGAGGAATTGGGCTGAAGTTTATCGTCACGAAATAAAGAGGGCCGTAGAGAACGAAGACTCAGACGCTTATCATTTCTTTTTTCAGGAGTATATGCGCGAAAGAATTAGGCAGGAACGGGCAAAAAAATCCAATGCTAAATAAGTATTTTAAAGAAACGGAGCCCCATAAAGTCCTATTGACCTTTTATTTTGTTGTTTATTTTTTAATGATAATCTCTTCTTTTATTTTTAACTTATGAGCTCGGACAATCCCAATGAGGGACTAAACCCTTATAAAATAGAATTTACTCGATCAGATTTAATTAATGCATACATCAAGGAATGGGTTCTTCGATGGTGCAAAGAGAATCATCCCGAGGCATTTGAAGAGGCGCTGAAGCTAGCCAAGGAATCCCTCGACTGCTCAAAAAAAGAATCAAAAGATTCTTGACAATCAATTCTCCGCGTGCTACAATGGACGCTTTTACTAATCCAAAATAGATATGCAAAAGAACATGACAAATAGTACTGAACTACTTAACCCCGGCAAGGCACTAAGCTCCATGTCTACCTCCGACTATAATGATTTGCCTTGGAGCGAGGTCATGGGGATCGATTCTCAGGTCGCCGTCGAATATCGCCCCGACATTGAAAAAGAGTTCAGCACTTGCAGTCTTGAACGCGCCTCAGACGGCGAGGAGTCGGAGTTAATCCACAATGGTAATGGCTACAAGCTTTACACGCCGAGACAGGTGCGCACACTCAGGAAACCGCTTCATAGCATCGGCGGCACCTTCCCCCACAAAACCAAGAAGAGAAGGATAGCCGTTGGGCGCGTTTTTGATTTTTTCATGTTAATTTTGTGCTCTTCCGAGACTTCAAGCGAGATGCGCTTGGATGCCGACACCAATGGGGGCTCCGATATAAACGACCTTATTAAGCAGTTGTGGGATATTAATGACCACGAATGTATAGTCTGTTGCCAAAACGAATTAGCGCCGATCATTAAGAGGTTTATTACTCGCTCACGCCAGAGAAAAGAAATACTTAAAGAAGGAGCGTAAATGTCTAATCCAACACAAGAGGAGTTGCCCTTGAATTTGCCCCACTGCCTCCCTAAAGAGCGCGCCTACCTCTATATAATGAGGTGTGAGTCCCATCGCAAGAACCAGCGCAAGATTGGCTTTGCTCGCAGGGATCCGAAGCACCACAGGGCTAAGGAGCTTGGAGGGACAAGTAATCCGGACCCATTCATTGTGGAGTACGATGTTCTTGTTTCTGGTGCGCCTGAGATAGAAAAGCGTGTTCATGAAAGACTTGCCCATTTAAGGCATTCTTCACATAGGGAGTTTTTTAATGTCCCTCTACAAACTGCCATCGACGTAATTAACGAGGAGGCGGGAACTAATTTCATTACTAACAAGTTCGAAGGAGCTAATAAATTCGCCGGCCTTCCTCCCGTTTTCCCTAATCCAAAACCGCATAAGCCCTCTTCTCCTCCTAGTTTTCCTAAATCAAAGGCTTTTCAAGTCACCCCTTCTCCTCCGGTTTTTCCTAGGCCAAAACCGCACTCTCCTACCTCTCCACCAGTTTTCCCTAGGGTGTCATCGTAGTGAAAATAACTAAAGAATTAAAACACGCCGCCTTCGAATGGGACGACTCTAGTAAAACGTTCACTCTTATCGACAAGGACGGGAATAAAGTTTCCTTAAACAAAGTCTACGCTTTTGCTTTCATGCGCTTTGTAGTGCGTATGGCTCAAAGAAATTGGTTTAGAAGTGCAAAAAAGGTTGATAAAACTCCTGACTCCGTGCCAGAATTAGAGGATATAGAACAATTTGACCCGAACCAAATGTTTATGTTTGACGATAAATGAGAAAGATAAACGCACATACAAAGAGATGGAATAAAAACTTCCTCCTTCATAGTATGCGCCGCATACGGTGGGAAAAAAGGCGTCATCGACAGGCGGTTGCCCAACTCAACGTTGTCGATGGTGAAATTGACTACAACAGCCCCCCTCTTCAAGCCTCCTCCATGTTTGATTATGAAATGGATTACATGAACCAATTCCACAAAGAAAACAATCAATCCCTAATATGGGTCACGCAAATACAATATAAGTGTGAAAAAAGAAAAAAAATGTTGAAAAAAAACTTGACAGATTAATAATAATATAGTAATATGGAGGCTTATATGAAAAACTGCGAAATCAAACCTATTCGAGAAAACGGTCAAACGTTTTACCCAGTATTAATTGAGAGGCTTCTCGTGGATCGCCTAGAGAAGGATCAGATGATTCATCAAGTTGGTTCGTGCGAGGAGCACGGGCTTGATATTTATGAGCAAATTCAAAACGTTGAAGATCAATGCGATTACGTATTGGATGGTTATACCGAAGACGCCACACTTTACTCTAGGCGTAATAAGCGCGGGATGCGTGCATATTCTGACGGCTCACCCGTTCAATACGAGAAAGTCGAGTCCGCAAGCCTTAAGCTTATAGTAAACGAAGATATTCTTATGGGTGGAACAGCCACTCGTTCTCCAGAGAAGTTAGGGTTCAATGTTAGGAGTGTAAGCCAAATCATTGAATCTAGCATAGAGGAATATGATAGGCGCACCAATATTCTCGGCAGGTGCCCTATATTGGATGACGAACCATCTCAGTCTGAACTCCTCTTTGAGGCTTCTGGGTCATGCACAGGCTTGATGTTGCAAGAGACCGAGGAGTCCCCAGATCCCTCTACGGGCTCAGTTATTTTAGATGAGAAGACAATCCTTGATCTTCTTCGTGATAGGCCTCTTAAAGATATACCCTCTAAGGTAATGTCCGTATTATCCGATAATACTAAGGCTAAAATTTTGGACAACCTCTATCTTAACGAACAAATCTAGAGGGGGCTAGGCAAATATGAGCTCTAGCTATAAAACCGAGGAGTTTGGCGCCGAGATGGTGTGCGCCACTGAAATTGAAGAGTTTTTTTACGTTGATACCGACGATCCAGTTCCCGAGGGTGAATTTGTCGGACTTGACATTGATATCGGGAAAGAAGTCAAGTTTGTTCTTTTTAAAAATATATACTGGAACCCTCAATATTAATAAGTCATGAAGATTCAAGAAAGATACCTATGGATTGCTGGAGTAATCCTTGCTGGATTCGTTATACAGGGGCAACTCAAGAAATCTAGCGATCTTGAGACTCTACTCTCCACCTATCAACTTGAGTCGAACATTCAGGACGCCCAAATAAGCGACTTCGGAGAACAGTTGAGCGCTGCGAAGGATGCGCACTACCAAAGGGGATTTGAAGACGGCAGGACTCAAGCCGCGAGCGTTCTTGCTGAGGCTGGGTCTATATACAACTATGCGGATGGGTATCATGCTGCCATCGAGCAAAATAGCCTCTTTCTAATATCAGAGGAAGAAAAACTCTTTAGGGAGCTTGAGGAAGACATTAGAGAAATGATTAAAAAAGATCCCCCCGAAGAGGCGCCCACCCCGGATACGCCCGAGGTAGTGGACACTCTTGAGGCTCAGTGATTCATAAAGCATCACCCCATGAACCTAAAGGTTATGGTGGCGTGCGAAGAGAGCCAGATTGTATGTCATGCATTTCGTAAAGTTGGGGCCGAGGCTTATTCCTGCGATATAGCTCCATGTAGCGGTGGAAGGCCCGAATGGCATATTCAGGGCGACTGCATCGACCATCTAGACGAAGAATGGGACTTAATCATTGCTCACCCTCCCTGCACTTTTCTAACTGTGACTGGGAATAAGTGGTTTAAGCCAGAGTTCAGAGATCGTTTTCCTGATCGTCCCAAGCAGAGGGAGGATGCTATCAAATTCTTCTTAGATATCGCTAAATCCGATTGCTCACGCATAGCCATCGAGAATCCAGTGGGAATTATGTCAACGCGCTGGCGCAAGCCAGACCAATACGTCCACCCTTACTATTTTGGGGATCCTCACAGCAAGAAGACCGGGTTGTGGTTAAAAGGGCTTCCGTTACTGAATAAGACTAAGGTGGTCGAACCCGAAATGTACACCTATAAGGATGGCAGAAAAGATCCTATTTGGCATGTAGAAAGCATGAAGATGGCACCGGCCGAGAGGACTCGATACCGAAGCAAGACTTTTCCGGGGTTTGCTCGAGCGATGGCTGAACAATGGTCGAAAGCCATCCTACTTAACTAAGTATTCTCCTATGTGATTGCTGAGAAACTCTATTTGCTCTAGGAGCTTCTTCTTCTTTTCCCCTTTTAACTTTTTGCTTTTTTCGTATAAATCTAATAAAAAGTCGTGGGTTATTTTGTGTTTCACCTTGACAATCTTCATATTATATAGTACACTGCTTTCATCATGGAAATTAAATCAAGTCAATTAGTTTATTCGGAGCATGACTACGACGAGTGTTTTGAATATAAAGATGGGTCCGGTCGAGTGCCTGACGGGAATGCGGTAGGATATGAAGTCTCTCATTCCACAGGCCCAAACTCTACTAAGTTAATTCTTTTTAATGATATTAAGTATAGTGAATACGACCACAAATATTGGGACAACCATGAGCTAGAGAATGATGTGGAGAGGGTTGTCGTGGGATGATTTCTTTTGCCGAAGGAGAAGGCAACTGGTCTAGCGACAAATTAAAGCTCACTCAGGCCCAGATCAAAAAACTCATTTCGGCAATCGTCAACGAAAGCGACTACAAAGAGAACAGTCAATACGGCGGGTTAAACTCAAGGCATATCAAAGAAATCATAGATTATCTTATGTTTGTTGAAAATAACAACTCAATCTACATTATAATAGACAAAGAAAAAGACGGCTACCATCTATCCTTAACTATCGATCAGAAGAAATGAATACAAATACTTCAAATAAAAGCATCTGGGACTTATATAAAGAAAATTTCCTATGCGATCTATGGGATTTTGGCGCCTTTGAGAAGCCAAAGACTCAATTAGGTTATTCAGTTCACCCCGAGTTATTGAAAGGATTATAAAGCATGAGCATGACGATGAGTGGAACGCGTATAGAAAACGGATCTATTCCACAGGATAAGTTGCTCCGCAGGTATCAGAATTTGCTTAATTTAGTTTATCTGCAAGCTCAGCCAGTTAAAGATAAAGGCCATCTTATTCCAGCAAAGACCATTGAGCTTATTCAGACTGAGCTTGACTTCCATATACCTGAAGAGAAATCCACCAAGAAACTTGAGGAAGAAATAAAAAAGCGTTATCGCCAAAGAGACAGTTACCGCTTCTGGAAAGAATCTCTGGATCTCGCAAATATCACAAATCATGTGGACGCCAAAGACTTCCTAATGAATATTTTTAGTAAATTAGACAATGGGCAACTCTATGGAAGCATGACTCATTCGCGCTATGCGCTTGAGACGCTACAGCTTGCAATCGATGATGCCTACGGGACTAATGATCTAATTCTTCTCCAATACAGCCAACATCAACCCCCAAAGAAAAAGAAAACGGCCAAGAAGGCGCCCAAGAAAGCGCTCAAGAAAAAAGCCGTTAAAGTCAAAAAAACAAAACCCCCTACTATCCTCCCAACTGATGACGTTCCATTTTAATGGGCTATCAATCCCAGCTTTCTGACGCCCAACCAAAACTCAAGAAATTTATATCATCGAGAATATTTGACCATTCTGACGCTCATGACGTTCTACAGGAAACAAATCTTGTCGTCATTAATAAAGAGCGGGACTACGATAGCTCCAAGAGTTTTGTGTCATGGATTTTCGGAATAGCTCGGTTTCAAATAAAGGCATACCTAAAGCGGCGCCAAAGAAATAAAATAAATTATGTCCCGGAATACAAAGATACCCTCTCTCAGCACCTTGATAACTCAAAAACTATTGACCACAGTGATCCTTATAAATTATCTATTGGGTGCGGCTCGATTCCCATTAACTATGATTGGCTTGCCGATGCGCCGTTCGCAGACTTAATTAAAGAAGAAAGGATTGAATTCTTGCGTCAACTGGAAAATTATCTAGGAAATAAGGAGAAAATAATTTTTAATTTATTAGTAGATGGTTTTGATTGTCATGAAATTGCAGAAAAAACAGGATTCAAGGTTACAAATGTTACCGTTGCCAAATCAAGGATAATAAAAAAAATAAAAAAGCTTATTAAAGAGAGACAAGAAAAATGATTTTTACAGTTAAAGATAAAGTGGGCGAGTACTACTATATTAATCCCGCCAACATTGTGTACATCAAGGAGCGCAGAAGCTATGACTTATGGAAAATCATGCTGATTTCCGGGGAGGCTATTCATACCAAGGACGAAGCCACCATTAAAATGATACTTGAATTCCTTGAGCAACAGCGATGAATAGAATATACAAGAATTGGTTTTTCCATAATGTCTTCGGGCATCCATTGTCTGAGATTTCATATTGGGTAATTTGCTTATTCTCTTCTCGTCTTGCAAGTTCCCTGTCAAAATGGATACATGACTCAACTTGCCCGGACTCTAGACATAAGGAAAAAAATGACAAACATTAGAAGTAAAAGAAACAAATATAAGCGCCACAGAGAAGACATCCTAAAGCTTCGGCGCCAAGGGCTTAGTTATAATGAAATCGCTTCTGCCCTAGGCTGCTCCAAAGCTACGATCTCGTACCATTGCGGTCACAAAAAGAGCGAAAAGAAAAGGGTCTCTACTCAAAAGAGGTCTCCTCTAGAGCGCAAGATTTGGTCTTTTAAGGCGCGTTGCACCAAGGGAGCTTGGCGTCAATTTTCAAGCAAAGTAAAATGTTTCAAGAGGCGCCAAAAAGGTGCAGGACGCACGAATTGGAGGGTTCGTGTCTCAGAGCCATATACTACGGCTGATGTTGTAAATAAGATAGGCCCAAAACCCATATGCTACTTGACGGGCGAAAAGATAAACCTCAACAATGCCTCGAGTTACAGCCTAGACCATAGAGTTCCCACCTCCCTAGGAGGCAGCAATGACTTAGAGAATCTAGAAATTTGTTCGCTTCGCGCCAATCGAGCCAAGGCCGACCTCCCTCTAGATGAGTTCTATAAGTTATGCGAGGCGGTCTTGAGGTGGCGAGACAAATGTCGTAAAAAAAAGACAGGGCGAGCGATCCGTAAAAAAAAGTTTCTCCCATGATTTGGTTGAAATTTTTCTTCGGTGCGCTATAATAAGGTGGTATTTGTTCTTTCTCATTTTAAATCCTTGTCCCGAAGTTGAGTCGGGCAAGTAAAAAGCGTTGCGATCTGTGCTTGCATAGGTCAATACGAATAATAAACTTTCAAATAAGGTTGCCGTTTGAGAGTAACCCAATTTGAAGGCTTGCTCAAACCAAGAAGAGCATGAGAGGGAGCCTCCGGAAGTTTGAGAGTAACCAAATTTGAAGGCTTACTCAAACGGTTAGTGTGAGGGGAATGAGAACAACCGAATTTGAAGGCTTACTCAAACACCTCAGTTGGTTGTGATGCAACATAATTTGAAGGCTTATCCAAACTGGTGAGAGACAGGCGATTTATAAGTTTACTTAAACCCCAGGTGCTAGCCGTGATTATTTTTGATTAATACTTTTTTATTCTTCCCAAGTTCGCTGGGGGAATCAAAAGCCTTGCGATAACATCGATAGGCAAAAACTCCTTTTAAAAAAGAGAGGCGGAATTACATCCAGCGCTTGTCTTTAAGGTCTGCGGAACTACCTGCAGGACAGGACAGCGGAACCCTCCCCGGATCACTAAGAGGATGGTGAAACCCGCCCCAAACGACTAGTTTTTAGTTAATAGGATGGCGAAACATTGAACTACGGGAGCTTTCGCCCCCCTTTTATTTAAGAGGACAGCGGAACCCCTGGTACCAGATACGCAAATATGTTATTTTTTTCTTTACATATATGCAAATATAGTCTATACTGTTGTCCATCATGAAAACTATTACTCAGAAATTCAGGATACTTCCATTGAGTCGCAAGCAAGATATTCTGGACACTGAATGGTATCGTCAGATGTGCGAAGGGCATAAGGCTTTTCAGTTGGTCAAAAATGAGATGATCAGGATTGCGGCCCATATAGAAGACTATCCAGAATTTCAAAGCGCCAAAGGTGGCCCTAATTTCCCCAAGATGAACTCCTCAATTTCACAATGGAGAACTCACAGGGTAGGGCTTGATAACCTCCCAGAGTTTAAATATTATCGTGTAAAAAATCTTAAGGAGGGCGGCGTTCGAATTATTAATAAATCTTTGCCAAATAATCGCTACACGAATGAAGATGGCAAATGCTGGGCGTATGACCTCCTTAATAAAATTTCTGCGCGTTCACTTAATCATATTTATCCTGAACTTCAATCGTCGTGGTATACTAAGGGGAAGAAGGTCAATTACTATGCCCCCAAGACTACCAAGCGTGGGCTTGGATGGGAAAAGTCCGAGCGCGCTCGTCTTCCAGTTCACCCTACTCATATTTGCGATGGCGACTCTATCTCGACCTCGAATACTGTCAAGGATGGCGTAGTCTATGAAGGGGAATATAAGCTAGAAATTAATGAAGCAAATCCCGAACGCAGTACCCTCCATCACTTTGCAGGCGTCAAGGAAAAGATAAGGGTGGTGATCCATCGCCCCTTGATGGGTGAGCCTAAAACCGCCAAGATTGCTAGGGATGGGGACGAATTTTACCTTTGTCTTACGATTACTCTCGATTCCAAATCTATCCCTACTGCCCCCAAAAAACCAAAGAATACCACTGGGCTTGACTTTGGCATTAAAGACCATATTGTTGACGATCAAAATAATACTTATAATTTTCCGAAGGATGAGCGTCTAGAAAAGAAAATAACTAAACTCCAACAGAAGCTTTGCCTTCAAACCCAAGGTTCCAACAACTGGAAAAAGACAAAGGCAGCCCTAAATAAGCTCCATCGTCACCAAACTCGTATCCATAATGACCAAATACATAACTTTACAAGCAAAGTGACGAATGAATTTGACGGGATTGCATATGAAGACTACAAACCTTCACAAATAGTTAAAAAGACCCAAGATGACCCCAAACTTTACAATAAACAGAAACAAGCCATAAACAGAAAAGCCTTAGCTGGAGGAATCCACAAGATTAAATCTCAAATAGATTACAAATCTCAGTTAAGGGGGGTTGTTGCCGTTGCGGTTGATCCTGCCTATACCACGCAAGAATGCTCTTGTTGTGGTTTTGTGAACACAGAATTGTCAAATAATTTAGAAATTCGCGAATGGGATTGCCCCGAATGTGGAGCGCACCATTCTCGTGACCAAAACGCCGCCCAAAATATCAAAAAAGCGGCGTTTGGTTAATCGTTCTTTTACAGTTTAATCCTTGTCCCGAAGTTGAGTCGGGCAAGTAAAAAGCGTTGCGACCTGTGCTTGCATAGGTCAATACGAATAATAAACTTTCAAATAAGGTTACCGTTTGAGAGTAACCCAATTTGAAGGCTTACTCAAACCATGAATACTCTTTGCGGTTTGAGAGTAACCCAATTTGAAGGCTTACTCAAACGCATCGTCTGCCATATCGTCATAGCGCTTGGTTTGAGAGTAACCCAATTTGAAGGCTTACTCAAAC